CTTGGCACAGACAAGCCACCGCCTTGAGCGCGTCGGCGGCTGTCGGGCGGTTCATGATTTCCCTGCCACGGGCCGCGTTTTCCTCGCAACTCGTATCGCAGGACGAACTTGGATCGCCGCAAATATGTTTCACGTTAGAACTAGTCTGCGCCTCGGCCTTGGCGATGGTCCACGCCTTGTACAGGGCCTCCATCTTGTCCCACGCCGCCGTGTGCGCCTCACCAGCCGCGTTGTAAGCGGCCAGCGCCGGGTCTTTGTCCCCCAGATCAGTGTTCCAGTCCACGGCGTTCCACAGTTTCCCCATGGCTTTGCTCGTCCTCAACATCTCGCCAACGGCTTCCACGATCCCCAGCATCTCCTCGTTCGGGGCGCGGAGGCGGTCGCGGTCGTAGGTCATTCCAACGAGTTCCGCGACTGTGCCTTGGTGACACGAATTCATGCTCTCAATCTGCTCCTTTAGTTCCTTGACGTACTCGTAGTCTTCCTTCGTCGGCATCACACTTTCTCCTTATTGGTAGTCTGTTCCGGAGGCAGCATCGGCAGCTTGACCTTGCCCTGCAACTTCTTCATCAACTTTGCCACGAGCCAGAGATGGCCCTCGCAGAAGGCAAAGTAGACAAAGCCCTTCTCGACCCTCACAGCGAACGACACCGCCATCTCGCGCTTGCACTTCCCGCCCTGGGCGTGACATCCACAACGCTTCTTCATCCTTCCTCCTTATTTCTTTCCGTACCTGAGATAGATCCAGTAAGACACGCCGGCCACGGCCCATGCAGTCCAGGTGCATATTGTTGCAGCGACGACAGGCCGCATCGAACTCGTCAGCGTTCCGACGATGGCGCCGACGCACACCGCGGCCCAGAGCAGGGACAGCATCATGAGCTGGCTCCTTCCTTCTCGGCCTTCTTGTGAGTCCACAGCTTCATGCCCTCGATGGAGTTCGAGGTCTCGTAAAGCCAGTCGTCCATGTTCATGGAGATGATCTCTTCGGGCGTGATGACGACTGATCCGCCGGCCTTCTTCACGAGCATGTAGACGGCCCTGTTCATGCCCTTGTTGACGGATTCCTTCTTGTGGCAGAGCTCGTCCAGGATCTCTGCCTTGGCGATGGCGGCATCGCGATCCTTGAGTAAGCGCGCGGCCGTCAGCGCGACATCCCGAAGAATCAGCTTTGCCTCCTTAAGGGTGATGTCATCGTTTGCCATCCACGAGCCATCTGACTGGATGACAGCCAACACCTTGCCGTTTAATCCCCAGCGCAGATTCTCAGTCATCGATCGCCTCCTTCCTCAAAGGTCTTCTGCCCGGTGGGATTCGAAAGTGCGCCACCGGGCCCCATCATCTCGCGCTCGATGTCTTCCTTCTTCACATGTCCATTCAAGAATGCCCAGCTCACGAGCTGATTGCACTTCGACGTCTTTGCGTACTTGCCCCACTTCTTTTCGACGAGGCCGACGATTCGTAGCAGGGCCAGCACCTGGGAGGACTTGGATCTGTCGCCGCTCATGACGCCTTCGACTTCGCGGCCGTCAATCTGGCCGGGAAGAGTCAGGAGACCGAAGATGCGTTTCCATTGCGGAAGGTCCATGATGCGGTCGAGGCAGCCTCTGAGGTCTTCGACTCCAGACGACTCCGTCTTCCTCTGCGTCCGCGACCACTCACCGTACTTGAAGTTGTGGTTGTTGTAGATCTCGTACAGCAGTCCCATGATGAAGCCAACGTGTTCTTCCTTGACGACGATCTTGTCGCCCTTCTCATCGGTGGAGAAGACGCGTGCGGCGGCTGCAGCCGCCAGTCGTGCGAGCTTGAACCTCTGGTCCGCGGGCTCCACGAGCGGGATGTCGCCGGCGTAGAAGTCCTTGGCCATCCTGGTGGCTTCGTGGAGGATGAACTTCGACGCGCCGTCGGTGAACTCAACCTCTGTCTCCTTGCGCGACCACGCCCACCTGATGAGGTTGCGGCAGAGGCTGGACGTGTAGACGTGGTGGACGTGTTCGAAGTCGGCCCTGTTGATGGTCTCGACGGGGACTTCTCCTGACGCCACGCAGAGGGCGAAGTCGAATCTCCTGATATCCTCCGCTGCCGGCACGAGCTCCTTGATGGCGACGACCGGGAGATCGTACTCGGCCAGGTGCTTGCCCTTCTTCGCATTCGACAGCGCGATCAAGCGCACCCTGGCGAAGGTCTCGGCGGTGACGACTCCTACGGCCTTCACGATCCCGCTCGATCGCACGTCCGTCATGAGCGCGAATTCTTCCTCGGCCATGTCGCCGAATTCATCGACGACGAGGAGTCCGAGATCGTTCAGGGGCATGGCACCCCAGATCAGCATCCACGTCTTCCCGTTCTCCTGGTAGGAGTAGAGGAGGCCTGTGCGCTTGCTGGCGCCGCCGCTGACGTACTCTCCGACCTTGTAGTGGCCCTGCACGAGCCGGCGCACGCAAGCGGTCTTCCCCTGTCCGGAGTCACCCACAACCAGGAGCTCGATCCATCCCTTGACGAACGGCTCCGATCTGAACTTGAATCCTCTCACGGAATGGACGACGAGGTCCGCGGCCCATGCGAGGTCGCGTCGATTCCAGATGCGGTAGACGTTCGTGGAAAGGTCGTTGTGGATATCCTCGAACTTGCCCTCGACATCTCCTTCCTTGGCGCAGAAGACTTCGAGCTCGGCCTTGATCTCAGGCGTCATCGTGAAGGTCTCGATCTCGGTCTCGAGCTTCTCGTGCTCCTGGAACAGGAACGCCGACGTCTGCGTTTTCGGATCCTTCACCGGAAACCCTGTCACCATGAAGCGCTTGTTCGACTGCAGGGGATAGCCGATGAAGAATCCCTTGCGGTTGACGAACTCCGATTTCTGGAAGTCGCTGACGTCAACAGCCGCCGGCGACATCCGCACCTCCTCGATGTTCATGTACTCCTCGACCCTGGTCTTGCACCGGCTGCACGCTGGTGGGAACCTGAACTTCCTCCTGATGGCTTCCCACTGGAACTTGTTGGATGTGTTCACGATCTCCAGGATCTCGGGGTCCTTGACGTCGAACTCGAAGCTGGCCTCGCCGTTGAACTGCGCGATGGGGCAGTTCTTGCAGAACTCGCCATCCTCATCCGGAGGACAGGTGAAGCGGACACGCTTGGGAACGACGTAGGGCGTGCCGGCCTTTCCGCTGATGAGCGTCGGCACCCTCACCTTCTCGCCAAGGTAGATGGACTTCGAGAATCCATCGAGGCTGAGATCGATGGTCTCCTTCGTCTCCTGCATCTTGCCCTTCACGGCCGGGCACTGGACGTTCTGGCACGGGATCTTGTGATCAGGCGTTGACAGCGCGAGGATGTACTTGCACGCGAAGTGGTAGCGATCGCCCTTGTCGTCCGTGGACTTCCTGTAGACGAAGGCGATGGTGGCCCTGGCGCCGGCCTCGATGGCCTTCGGGTTGCCGGCGTTGCCGATGTTCGGAAGCTTGACCAGCCACGGCACGAGCGTCTCCACGGTCTTCTGCTCCGTCCAGCCGATGTCCTTCATGTAGGCGGCCAGCGACAGGATGGTGCGGTTGCCGGAGTGGGATGTCGGCAGAGCCGGCAGCGACAGCATGTGCTTGATGCACACCGGCAGCTCGCCGAAGTCATGGATCATGTGGTCCGGCTTGAGGTTGGACAGCTCCTCCGCTTCCTCGACCTCAAGCCTGATGCCGTCCCAGAACTCCTTTGCTTCCTGGGAGATTGAGACCTCCTCGCTGGGTTCCTCCGGCGTGACGTCCTCCTGTGGCCGCTTCGCCTTCTCCTTGATGAAGTCGATGCCCTTGGCGAGATCGCCGAGGCTGACTTCGATCTTGAACAGCTTGGTGCCCTCGTGGATGCTGTTGTGGATCCTGAGCACCCGCCTGACGCTGTAGACCTTGGAGTCGAATGTCTTCAGGTCGAGATGCTCGGAGATGTTGAGCGCCGCCTTCCTGATCTTGAGATGGATCTCGTGGTGCGGCCTGATGTCGAAGCATTCCGGCTCGATGACGACGTGGAATCCCTTCTTGCCGCTGAAGTACATCCTCACGAAGTGGTGATGAATCTGCAGGACCTCGGTCATGTATCCGTACAGCTTCTTGACGTCGTCGATGGTGATGCCGGGATCCTTCTCGTTGTCGAGATCGAAGAACAGCGGCATCCACACGTGCTCCCCGGGCTCGGCGTGCGCCTTGTTGTAGCGCTGCACCGACTTGAAGCACTTGAAGTTCTTGGATGGCTTCAGCAGCTTCTCATCGACCTGGTCGATCTTGACCCGGCGCCATTGCTTCTGCGCCGATGAATGTACGTCGACGTAGACGTACTCAGACCTGAACCCTTGCATCGACCTCCCTTCTCGGCCCAGCGGATGGACCGTCCCTGTGATTGGATGCCATGGATTTCTCCTTCCTGTTCACGCGACCTTGCGACTCCTTTTCAGGCATCCATCCGTCATGGTCCACATCAAACGCGCGCGGACGGATGGACACCGGAAGAGGAGCCCTCCCCTTGCGACGAGGCGATCGAGGCCCGCATCGGTGGGGAGGAGGGCTCCGTGAACAGGGCTAGGTGTTCTCGCCGGGGACGGCTTCCTTGCCGGAGTAGTCGTCCTGCGACACCGGCGCCGCGGTCTCCAAGACCTTCTCGATGTTCTTCTTCATCATGGCGATCATCGCCAAGACGGTCTCGGGAACCCTCTCACCCAAGGCCAGGCTGAGCTCGGAGAAGCTCACGCCGTCCTTGTTCTCCTGCGTCTTCGCGGAGAAGCTGCACACCACCTCCTGGGGCTTCTTGAAGCCCTTGTCCACGACGGAGATGATGAAGCTCGACAGCGCCCTGAGAGAGGACGGCGGAATCGCGAGCCAGTGCGGAGACATGTGGTTCTCCGGCAGCACGAAGACGCGCCGGATCTCCTTGCAGGACTTCCCGCGGCCGGGGCTTCCATCCTGCTTGATGTCGCTGCCCCACGCGTTCTGGGAGCACTCGGCACAGCGCGGCGCCTGTCTGTCCTCGGCCTGGGCATCGGGCATGATGAGGTTGCGGCTGAAGCACTGGGGCATGCCACCGCTCCCGTCTTCTCCGCTCCCCAGCTTCGACCGCCACCACACCCGTGACGGCTCGACGGCGATGATGATGGCCTTGAAGGACTTGACGAGCACGTCCTCCTCGACGAACTGGAATGCGGCCGTGTCCTGGTGCAGCAGCTTGATCTTGGGGTAGACGAGCGGAAGGCCCAGTGACTCCTTCAGCCCCTCCTTCCGCATCTCTTCCACAGCCGCCTGCTGCTCAGGCGTGATGGAGAGCTCGCCTCCGATCTGTTGGAAGAAGGTCAGTCCCTTCTTCTCCGACGCGGGGTCTGTCATGCGCTCCTCCTTGAAAATAGAAACGATCGACTCTTACCTAAGCTGCGTCCTCTTGTCCTTCCCCGGCAAGGGGGCGCAGAGATAGGGGAGAATGAATCGCATGGTCTTGTTAGATTTGAAAGAGCGGGCTGCTTCTCGATCGCCGGGACAAGTATAACGCGGCGGAAAGGCGGAAGCAAGTAAAACCCGCTTAGAACCCGGTTTTACTTTTTCTTTACTCCGCGGCGTTCATCTCACCCGGAGTTGATCGGGCCAGCATCCCCGGCCGCGAGCCCACCGATCCCTTGCCGCGCCACGCCCTGTTGCCGCGGTTGATGTCGTACTCGCTCGGGGACGTTGTGACCCATCCACCCTTCCTTGGCTTCTTGATGTCCAGGAGTCGCTGCTCCTTGGCGTACTTCTTCCAGTAGTCGTCGCCCACGTCACGTCCTCCTTGCGATCCCATCCGGTCCGACTCCAAGCCCGTGTCGGTCGAAGGTTCTCGTGATGTCGGCGCTGGTCCAGGGGTCCATCCTTCCGATCTCATCGAGAGCGGCGGCGACGTGAGGGCAGCTCATGCTGTCCGACATCTTGAAGCTGCTGAAGACCGACCTCACGCGCATGGATCCCCTGACGGCCGTGGCGATCGAAACCTCCTGATTGTTCATGCCTCCTCCATGTATTCCTTGGCGTCCGGAAAGAAGTGATGGTTGTGCCGGCGGCAGTCAGCCTTCGAAATCGCGAATGACATCCCGCACGGACAGTTGTAGCATCCCCCGCGATGGTCTTCAACAAGGATCATGCGCTCGAAATTGCCGGTCGTGGGATTGATGCCCTGCGGCGTCTCGTACTCGGTCCCGCATCCAGGACACTTGATGCCGAATGCTGCCGTCAGCGTTCCCATCACGATCATGGGCTACCTCCTCCACTGGATGAACTTGGTCTCAGACTCCTTGACACAGGCCACGATCTCGGCCGGGATCTCCGTCCCCGTCTTCTTGGCCTCACGCCAGAACGCTCCCAGCGTCTGCGCGTTCACGGTCTTCTGCACGAGATCGGGGTAATGGGTCTCGAAGAGTCCGATGGCTTCGACCTTCCTGTCGGGCAGGATCGACGCGAACGTGCGCCGCTGCATGATGAAGCTTCCCAGCCCCGGGATCTTCGCCGACGTCATGCCCTCGGCTTCGAAGCGGGCGCACACGGCTTCGTCGATCGTGGCCAGCTCCTTCTTCAGCGCGTCCGCTTCCTGCTCCTTGACTTCCATCGCCGTCACGAGCGTGGCCCGCATCTTGAGGATGCTTTCCAGGGTCAGGCTCGGGGCATCCTCCGGAGTATTCTCGGCCTTGGTGATGTCCCGCCCCGTCGCAGTCTTGATGCTGTCTGCCTCGCGTTCCAGCGTAGACTTCATCTCGTTGATGAAGCTCTCCGGTCCCTTCGGGGTCGTCGCTCCGATTCCCTCCGTCATGCTTTCCTTTCTCCGGGATCAACCCGGTAAACATTCTTTCGATTCGACATCGCGATCTGGAGCGTGCGCCAGAGCGCGTCGGTGTCGATGCAATCTTTCGAAAAGACCCAGTCTTCATTTCGTCCACAACAGATGGTTATGTCCCCGGTCGAATGATTCATCGCAACGTGCTGGATCAATTCTTCGTTGAAGAGATGCTTGAAGTTGCCGGCCTTGAACTCGATCACATCACGTCTCCTTTCTTCACTCCCCTCATCCGCGAGAGGAACACGTCCACAAGATCCTTCTTCTCCTTCAGCGCCTGAAGGATGTCCTCCTCGACGCTGTCCTCGGTCACGATGTCGACGATGGTGATCTTGGAATGGATCTCGCTGCCCATGCGATGGATGCGGTCCTCGGCCTGGACCCGGTCCTCCATCCTCCAGTCGTTCGACACGAAGACGGCGGTGTCGGCGGCTTCGAGGTTCAGGCCGGTGCCTCCGCTTCGGACGTTGGCGACGAGGATGGCCGGCGACTGCTTCCAAGCCTTCCATGCGTCGACGCAGCTCTGTCGGATCGCGGGGTTCTCAGGAAGCCTGAACACTTTGATCGGCTTCTGGCATTCACCGGCACAGGCCTCCACCATGTCGGGCTCGGCCTTGAACGCGGTGAAGACCACCATCTTCTTGGATCCGTACAGGGTGTCGGTGAAGAGATCCCGAAGCTCGCCATACTTCGCCGTGGGCACGAGCACGGGCTCGTGGTCGTCGTCGTACAGGAATCCTGCGGCGACCTGTCTGAGCTTGGCGATCTTGGTCAGCGCCATCGCGTGCGTGATCTCGTGGTCGCCGATGTCGGAGAACTCGGTCTTCATCACGCGCCTGTACGCCTTCTCCTGCTCCTCCAGCATCTTGATCTTCAGCACCTGGTACGTCTTCGGCGGCAAGTCCAGGCAGTCCTCCTTCCTGACCCTGAACGTGACGCCGCTGACCCTGCGCTCGAGCTCGTCAAGGTTGTGGTATCCCACGATGGTGTGGAACTTCTTGCCGGTCTTGAAGTTGCGTCGTTCCGCCATCACGCAGAACTTGTTCCTGAAGCCGAAGAAGTTGTTGCCCAGGATCGTGGCGTCGAGGAAGTAGAACTGGCTCCACAAGTCCTCCACGCCCTCGGTGAACGGCATCCCCGACAGGCACCTTCGATACCTGGCGCGACGGCCCAGGAGGATGGCGATCTGGGCCACCTGGGTGCGCCGCTCCTTGATGCGGCTGGCTTCGTCGATCACCATGGCGTCGTAGCCCACGGCCGTGAGCGCCTCCGGCAGGATGCGCAGGGCGTCGAAGTTGATGACGTCGCAGTTGTAGACGCCGGGGTTCTTCAGCATCCGCTCCCTGTCAACCCTGGAGCCGAAGACGGCGCGCGCCCTCACGTTGTCAGTGAACCGGTACGCCTCCCTGACGATGTTGTCGAGCGTTGACAGCGGCGCCACGTAGAGGATGCGCTTGACCAGGCCCCTCTCCACGAGCGCGGACATGTTCGCCAGCGCCATCGCCGTCTTCCCGGTCCCGCGGTCACAGCACAGGTACGCGGCCGGCTGCTCGGCTTGGAACGCCACGCCCTGTCGCTGATGCTCCATGAGCGCAGGCCTGCCGATCTCCATCAGATCACCCCCGTCTCTCGCTTCACGATGTCGATCGCCCGTTGCAACCCCACGAACTGTCCACACCAATAGGCGTGGCGGATCGGATCTCCGGCCCTATTCGCGGCCGTGTCAAGAGCGATCTTTCTCTTGTCCTTGAACAGATTCACCAGCCCCGTTGGATTCAGGTTTCGTTTCTTCTTGGCCTTTGCCATCTCCGTTCTCCTTGATCATGAAGTCCTTGATCTTGCCTTCGCGCCCACACTCGATGCAGCAGATGTACGACTTCTCATCCCACTCGAAGTCCTCCACGTCCTGGATGCCATCATCCGTGACCTCGCATCTCACGCTGGCGCGGATCACGAACGGCTCCAGGCTCTCACGCGCAGGGCAGCGGATGTTCTCCAGCACGTTCAGGTTCTCCTTCGCTTCCGCCATCCTACTTTCCTCCTTTCAGTTTTGCCAAATCTCTCATGAGGCGCGCCACCTTGACCGCGCTCTTTCGGCACTCCACGCAGATGTCCGGATCTCCCTCGCATCCCTCATCCGTGGGATCGAATGTGATGCTGCATCTCACGCACTTGGATCCGATCTCCTCCACGTAGTGATCATGCACTCGCCGAATGAGTTCGTCCAGGCTCCATCCCTGTGCATCGCAGTAGTGGTGGATGTCGACCAGCAGGTCGATCGTGTTCGTCAGGTAATCTCCCTTGCAGTCTCCGTACTTCTCCACGATCTTGTGGACGGAAATCACCCCTCGAAGGTTCCCACCAACGGACTTGACCGGGAACTTCATCATGCGCCTCCTTTCAGTCGTCGCACTCACAGGTGCAATGTTTCTCGTGGTGGTCGTCCTGGCAGCACTCGCATCGGAACTGGGATTTCAGCGGCTCCTCCTTGTTGACCTTCACGATATGGAGCGTGACGCTGTTGCCGATGACCTGTTGGCCGGTGAACTTCTCGTCGCAGTCGCAGCAGACGAACTCCATGTCGGGCTTGACTCCACGCCTTCCAAGGACTGACATGGCTCCTCCTTAAACGGGTTGTGGTTCTTCGAACACCTCTTCTGACCGTCTCGCTGTCATGACGACGTTGTCCTTGACGATGAGCTTCCAGCGGTCATCGCTGTCCTCTCCTTGCGCCATGATCTCGCCGTTCAGGACGTGCCCGCCCTTGATCGCCGGCACCTTGCCAATCGCCAGCGCACCCGGCTTGAGGAAGTGTTCCACGATGTACTTCATCCACTCCGCGGAATCGTAGAACTTCTCGCCCCCGTCCCACTCGATGGCGCATCCGCACTCCGTGGGAACCCACTGGCACCACAGCCCCGGCTGGCCTTCAGGCGGCTCGTTGTAGTTGCGGATGTCGGCGTCACGACCCTGTCCGTAACTGTCCGTGCCGTCCACGAAGTACGGCCCCTTCTCCCTGTCCATCCTCCTGGACTGGTTGAACTTCTTCAGGAACGCGATCTCGTCCTTGTCCAGCGGAGGGACGACATCGATCTGACCCGAGAACTCCGTCGTGTAGCCCATGCGGTTCCCTCCTATTCGAATTTCTTGATCTCGTTGGTTTCTCCCAGGATGTACTCCACGTCGATGACGGCTCCGGATTCCAACTCATCGAAGGCGAAGTTCTTGGCAACGAACTTGAAGTCCGGATGTTCACGTCCAGACAACGCCATGTGCGCCAGGTGCATCGTCCTTCCATGGGACTTCTTCCATCCGAACGGGTCGCTTTGGGTCTCGTGGTTGATGAGATCGACCACGACAACCTGTTCCACGGCGCTGCCATAGTAGCCCGCACGAGCCATGATTTTCTGTTCCTTCTCCATGGTCATGCCAGGTCCACCGCTGATGGGCCTCGCCTTGAATGCGACGATGGGGATCACGGTGCCGTCGTCGAACACCTTGAACGCCTTGGCCTCGATCATGTCTTCTCCTTTCAAAAGCAACATGGACGCGGCTCCAGGAACGGCAAAGGATTCTTCACGATCCTGAACCCGTCCGTAGGAGCCGCGGTGCATGCGGCTTTCAATCCTCTTCGATTTCGATGTGCGTCGGCTTGACCGTCCCATCGTCCAGATCCTTGGCGAGCTGCCGCAGCCCCTTCAGGAAATCCAGTTCTGCCTTGGCGTTTTCAGCCGATGGAATGCTGCTGAATAGGATCCATGGAGTGCAGCCACATCCCGTGCAGTTGACCTCATGCGCCACTGGGCAGCCGTAGCACTCATCTGACTTGCCATGGTTTTCGCCGTAGAGTTGGCAGAGCGCACACGTCTGGTAGCCGCGGTCAAAGAAGGACTTTCCGATGCCGCCGGCCTCGAGGATCTTGACGATGTACTCCCACTTCTGGATCGACCACTCCAGCGCTGCCACAGCCGTTGTCGGCCACGGCTCCATGACGGGTATGTTTTCCCCAAGCAGCTCGATTGGCGGCCGCTCCTCCCTGCGGATGTACAACTTCGTGTCCCCGGCCGTGTCCATTGAATGCTCGAACCTTGGCATCAGCAGTCCTCCTTTTCTTCTTCTGCGCCTTCACTCGGCTTGATGCTGCCATCGTCAAGGCCTTTGGCGATGTCTCGCAGCCCCTCCAGGAACTTGCGCTCGGCCATCGCACGCTTCCGTCCTCCTCTCTTCAGCAGCTTGCGCTTGTACGCCACGAAATCTTCGTATGGCGTGTTAAGGCAGGACGTTTGCCCGGACAACTGGGACACCGGACAGCCGATGCAGTTTGTGCTGAGGAACCGATGGCAGAGCGCGCACGTGCTATCGCCGCCATCGGAGAAGCCGACGTTGGTGTCGATGTTCTCCTCGATGAACCTCCACTTCTCGATGGACCACTCCAGGGCTTCGGCAGTGCTGAGCGGGTGTCGTGGAAACGAAGCCCTGAGCTTCATGAATGTTCTCATCCCGACCGGGTGTTGCTCCACACTGAACTCTGGCTTCATGTCGCTTCTCCTTTCGTTTTCAATCGAGACTCCCTGTGGCGGCACCCTCCAGTCGAAGGTGCCGCCATGAGCGGGCCTCGATCGCTCTACTTCTTCGCCATCACGAGTGCTCCGGCCGCCATCTCCAGGTCGTACCGCGCATCCATGTCCTTCTTCTGCGCGATCGCGGTGAGGCCGCTGACGATGTTGAAGCGGCTGAGTCGCTTCCCCGGCCAGCGGTCGTGCGCGGACTTCACCGCGCCCTTGGCGTCCCAGGCGCCGATGCCGAAGTTCCGGACCCACTCGATGATCTTCTCATCGGTCTCCGGCACGAAGTCCTTCGCAGCGGCGATGAAGGCGGTCTTCGCCTCCTCCTCGGCCTTGGTGCGGCCGGCCGTGATCCACTGGAACATCTCCTTCAGGCCGTCCCTGACGTTGCCCTTGTGGATGCGGTCGAACCTTCCACCTCGGAGCTGCCAACCCCAGATGTTCCTGTTGGCGCAGATGTGGTCGAACCACAGGTCCTGGGCGAAGAAGGTTCCCTCCCCGGTCTCGCTGTTGCCCACGAGCGTGCAGTGGCTGAGCTTCGACCCATCGGGCCCGTCCCACTTCGTGTCGGGATCGACGCCGAGGATGAACATCCGCTTGGGCGTGAGGCCGGCGAAGTTGACGTTCCACCGCACCCCCGACTCCATGAGACGGCTCACGATCTCGCCGTGGTTCACGGCTTCGTACTTGTCCGAGAGCCACGCCCGGATCTGGTTGTCCTCCATCCGCACGAAGCTGCCCTTGCCACCGGATGCGAACGAGAAGTAGGCGACGCTCTGGCTCGCCAGTTCCCCGGGACACGCCGTGAGCGTGCGCGACGGGAAGTCGATGGTCTGGCAGAACTGGTCGAAGGCGCGTTCCCTGAAGGCGAGGGCGTTCGCATCCGTCCCCGGCTCCATGGCCTTGAGCGACCACGTCTTGTCCTGCGCGACCTCCACGCTGGGCCTGAACGCCTCCAGCGTTCCGCGCTGATCACGCTGCCTGTTCTTCAGGTCGGACAACTCCTTCCACAAGGAAGGCATGTCCTTGAAGGTCTGGGCTTCATCCGCATTCATGCGGGCGAATGCCCGGGCTGCCGTCGAGTTGACGTTCATCGTCAACCTCCTTTCTTTCTCGGAACCTTTCACGGGGCTCCGGACTCCGCGTGAGTCATCGCTCACGCGGGATCTGGAACCTCTTCGAGAACATTGACATGGCGGTGACGCTGTCGGAATCGTAGACCAGCGAGTCAGGAAAGCTGATGCGCAGCTTCTTGAACTGCCACTCCCTCCCGGTCAGAAGCGATGCCGACTCCGCGTGTGACTGCGCGATCGTCGATGCCTTCTGCGGTGTGTGTGAACGGATGCCTCGAACCACCGATATCCCTTCCACGTCGAAGACGGCATAGTACACCGCTCTTGTGTCACATTCTGTCACACCGCCTCCCTTCTGGATTCCTCCACTCGAAGGCTGCGGCAGGCGCGCCTGATCTCCAGCCCCAGCTTCTCCATGCTTTCGAGGTCGCCGCGGATGGACAGGTCCGACTTCTCAATGGTGCCGTTGATGTAGACGATGACGCCATCCACGGGGTCGATGCCATGGTCGAAGCGGTGGCGCTCGTTGCCCATCGACAGCGGCGAGCACTCGAAGACGATCCTGGCCCTGGCTCCCACCGATGGGATCTCGCAGGCGTTCGCGGTCACGATCAGTCGCCTCATGACTTGCCCTCCTTACATGAAAGAACCCAACACAGCGCCGTCCGCAGAACGGCGCTGGTTCGGGTGCTTGCACAAGCACTCGAGTCAGGAGATGCGAATTATTCCAGGCCGATGAGGTTGCGGCACTTCTTGCACAGCAGAATCGGCCGGCCGCGTGAATCCTCCCCGGCTTCATCGAGTTCATCGCGCTTGACGATCGTGGCGCAGCCCTTGCACTTCTGGCCCTGCAGCATCCCGGCGATGACGCGGATGCGGAGGCAGCGTTCGATTCCGTTCACGACCTTGAGTTCGGCCTCTGCCGCACGGTTGATGGTGCGGATCTCGGCCTCGCTCTTGGGATGACGTGCTGACGCCGACACCCAGATCGCGATGACGATGCCGAGGACGATGACGAAGACGATCATCATGTCATGGCCTCCTAGCTCATGAACTGGACTGTCCTGGCCTCGACGAAGATCTGGCCGGATTCCTCATCCTTCAGAAGCTCGCCGCACACGAGGATGGGATCGTTCGGCTTCAGGTGGTCCATGCAGACCTCTCCCAGCCTGCCTCCACACCTGATCTCGATGATCATGCCGTTGCTGTGGCAGATGTGGAACGACACGAAGCCTCGACCATCAGGACACATCGGGCCTTCACGCAGACGGCCGAGGATCACCGCACAGTTTTCATCTCCCACCGAGACCTCCTTTCGCAGCCGAGAACCTTTGTAGAAGAGGGCGCATGCCCTCATTCCAAGCCAGCCAGGCCACGTGGCCGGCCAGCGCGTGGTAGTTCGTCTCGAAGTCCATGCCGTAGAGCAGCGCGCGCGGCGCTCCCACGACAGCCGGTGGCTTGCGGACGTGACGCGGGAAGCGGCCGCGACAGAGGACGTGGACCATCATCTCCGCGAAGCCTTCGCAGAACCACTCCGGCCTGTAGATCGCCCAGTCCACGTCCATCACCGCGTGCGTGAGCTCGTGGACCACCGTTTCGGGCTCCACCGGCTTCTGGAATGCCGCCTCCCGATACGTGGGATGGTAGTAGGCGCGTGAAAACTCGGCGCCGTACATCGCCGCGCGCGGGTAGAACTCACGGCGCGGCAGCTCCATGATGTCGAACCGTCCTGAGTGCGGCGGATCCTGCGGCAGGAAGCCGCGGATGTCCCGCACGATCTTGTCGTAGTCGGTCATGGCGCGGGCACCTCCACGATCTTCACACGGGCAATCCTGATGACGCGATTGTCATCGACCCATAGCGGGTCACAGGCGAAGTCGGCTGAATCGGCCTTGACTCTGGTGATCGAGATGATTTGGGAGAACGTCGTCATGTCCAGCCACTCCCTGTTCCTGCCTTCGTCCGGCAGATTCCTGACTGCCACGTATCCCGTTTTCTCAAGCATTTGCCATCTCCTTTCGTGATGTCCTATAGTCCCGGCCCCCACGCCTGCAGGGGCCGGGTCCAGAGGGCACAGCGCCATCCGGAGAGAGAGGTCATGTCAGATGCAAGCCGCCAGCCAGTTGTCGAGGAGGACGTCCAGCACCTCGGCCTCCACGTATCGGCGCTGGGTCAGCAGGAAGTCGATCTCGGCGCGCGTGCGTTCCACGAGCGTGCTGTCGTCGAGGTCTCGCTCAAGGCGCGGCCACGGCTCGTGCGGCTTCTGCCTCATGCGTCTTTGGGCTTGATGCCCACCTCGATGATGCCGCGGAGCTGGCGTGCCTTGTGGGTCCGGTTCGACAGCGCGCGGCTGAACAGCCGCCGCTTCAGGCGCTGCATGTCGATGCGGATGCGGGCGGTGTACTCGAAGCCCAGCCCGTCCACGTACATCTGCGTCTGATCCAGGACCTCGTGGTGGTCACGCATCGGCGGTCTCCTTCTTGGCCGCGCGCCAGTCGAAGGGCGTTTCATCCGCCCACGTCTGGGGCGCGTGCGCTTCCACGGCGTAGGCGTACTCCACGCCCTCGATGTCGTCGTCGTCGTAGCTGATGCACACCTCCAGGTACGACCCGAAGTCGTGCGGGAAGCTCTTGATGATGATCGCGGCCATGCCGGGCGGCGGACCGAACTTCTTCTGGATGAGCTCAGCGAAGCGGCGGCATTCCGCGCGGGCGCGGGACGTGTAGTTGTCCTCGCCCACTTGGACACAGGGCTCATCCGCGGGGCTGCAGCCGATGGTCAGGTAGTCACGCATGGGCCGCCTCCTTCTTGGTGTCACCGCACACGACCTTGAACTTCTTCTGCTTGTGCGCTGGGATCTCCACCTCCTCCACCTCCACCCTGCAGGTGTCCGGCGGCGGCACGCCCATGATCTTGATGTCGGTGGCGTCCGTTCCGGCGGCCCTGCCTCTGTAGGTCATGTCCGGGGAGCAGTCGGACTGCTGGCGCCTGTCCCACGAGTTCTGCTCCAGCAGGAGACCACCCAGGATCCCCGTCAACTTCAGCGCCTTGGTGTGATCCCTCATGATGATGTTGACGTCCCACGTCGCCATCAAGACCTGATCGGGAATGACGTTGGCCACACGCATCCGCGCGATGGCCTCCTCCATCACGGCGATGGCATCGACCGTGCTTCTTCTGACTTCGTCCTGACGAGTCAGCTCATCCGTGGCGCAGACCCTGGCGTAGCAGAAAGCGCACTGGTCCTCGAACTTGAGGTCGCCAATGTACTTCCTGAATGGCGCGGGTTCGATCCCGCACTTGCACTTGGGCATTCGCATCTCCTTAAAAGATAGGTGGTTAAAACCGAAACTGAACTCTGTTTGAACTTGCATGGAGCCGACGACCCCCTCATCCCCGAAACGTACACAAAAGTTTTACAGCGTTTGAACAATGCGGATACTTTGCGCAGGGTTGTGCAGAGATTGCAGCGGCTTTGCGCGGAGCCGTAACAAGATTACTTGAGAGAATGCCGGAGCAAGACGAACTCATACTTGGCTCCAGAAAAAAGTCTGGTCGAAACCGGAGCCGAAAAAATTCTCATCCCATTTCGCAAGTTGACTGCCATTTTCTCAAGTAATTCTGTGATGAGATTGCGCAACCGCGTTACGACTCTGCGCAAACTTGACGCTGGGCTGGCCAAGCGGTGTAGGATTCTAGCGCAAAGTCGCTGCACGTTTTCGGCTGATGCCGATGACGCCGGAGTTCTAAGATCCTTTTTGCAAACGCATCGGCAGGGTGTGTCCTGGGCCTGACTCCAAGCGGAGTCAGGCGGCAGGATCCACTCAGGCCTTGAGCTTCTCCAACCCGGCGTGGATGCGGTCCCATCCGGCCTCGATCATGACGTCGATGAGGTCGCCTTCGATGGATGCCATGAATGCCCCCGCCTCGGCAGCCGTCATCCCAGGATTGAGGCCCATCACGTCCTCAGCATCCCACTCCACCTTTGCATAGCCTCGTGTCTGTGCCGGCGCCTGAACCGCCGCCGTCATCGCCGCACCTCGGTCGCGCAGACATCCTTCAGGATGGCGGCCAGGAACGCCGACTGCTCCAGGTCCAGCCGGATGCCGCGGCGCGTGAACCCTTCGAAGCTGTCGGCCTCGATGTACTCGCGGATGTCCAGCGCCTCGTTCCCTTTCGCATCCTGCAACAGCCGGATGCGATACTTCCCGATCGGCGGGAATGCCTTGATGACGGTGTCCTCCCGTGTGCCTGCCATGGGTCAGCCCTCCTGTGTGGAAATGAAACGGAAACGAATGCGGCCGCGGAACGCCCGCAGCCGGAATGTTTCTACTCAAGGAAGTCATCCCGGAATGGACCTCACGATGATGAAGCTGGCGCCCTTGATGATCTTCTTCGCAGTCGCCTTGGCCTCACGCGCCTTGGCCGGAGTAGACCACGGCCCCTCAAGATGAGGAGGATTGAATGGCCGCAGTACGATGATCCACCACGTTCCCATGAGTCAGCCTCCTTTCATAAAAGCAGTCATCCATGCCCACGCCTGTGTGGACATGGCAGATTGCTTTCACTTCGCCGGAACCAGCTTCACCGACCACTGGTGCTTGCAGTCGGCACAGAACCTGGACCCGATGACGCCGGGATTCTTGGGGTCCCTGATGTTCAGGAAGTTGATGCCCTTGCACCCCGGACACACCACACGCTTCACTTGCCATGCCATGATCCATCTCCTTAAAAAGTTTCTACTCGTGCCAGACGTAGCCTTGGACGGGCACTTCCCCTTCCCTCTCCTCGGGCTTGATATCTACCGCACGGATGACCAGCCAGTCCTTGGCTTTCGAGAGGAACTCCTCAAGCCGCATGGAGTCCTGATTCTCCACCCACTCCTGTGCGTCGTTGTCCCACTCGCACTTGCGCTCATACGCCGTGACGTCCTCCAGAGTATTGGACTCCATCACGGAGTAGTCGGGGCCACAGCAGGTGCAGGTCACACGGTCGGGGTTGTGTCCGAACTTGTGCCAGAACACCAGCCGTGCCTCGGACTCCACGGCCTCGATGGCGATGTGGCGCCACGGCTCCTTCGAGCCGCCACCGCTCGACATGTCGTGAAACTCTGTCCAGGACATGATCCATCTCCTTAAAAGAATCACCAATGGGGCGGCGGCCGGTGATGAAACATTCGGTGCTCGCCGCCCGATTGGAAATTCTTCACCAGATTGGATAGCGCATGATCGGAAACGGCATACACATGCGGCAGATCTGATACTCCCTGGTCCACAGGTTCTTGGAGCACCCACAGGACAGCCTGATCCAGAGGTTGTACATCTCCCATCTCCTTAAAAGCAGTCATCACGGCCCACGAAGATGTGATCGCCAGGACGTGGGCCGGGGGATTGCCTGAAGGAATGGTTGTTAATGGTAATGGGTCGCGACTAAACCAGTGGCGGAAAATGAATGCGGAAGACTGACGCACAGATCGCCGAGAAGACGGCCCTTTGTCCACACGTTGCGGATGCATCCGCATGGAAGAACGATCCAGAGGTTGTACATGACGCATCTCCTTTCAAAGTCCGGAGGGAATCATCCAGGCCCACGACCGTGGGCCGGGTGACTGCCTAACGGATGGTCTCGGAATGAATCACGCCCCCAAGATGGTTGTGGACCCCCACTGTGGCATTGCGGAAGTCAACGTGCTTATGCCCCCCCGTCGCCGTCACCACGATGCTGATGTCCTCCCCCATCTTGAGGGAGATGTCCCGACTCGCCTTCAGAAGCACCGCCGCCGCATTCCTGACCGCTTCAGCGTCCAGATTGGACATCACGTCAGCCTGATGCTCACGGAATGCCAGAACGCTGTCCAGGTACAGGAACTTGGCCTTCATGGAAACGCCCATGCGCCAGCTCCTTAAAAAAGAGGAAATGTTCTTCATTGAAAAGTGGTCGCATCTACGTATCCGACAGGATTGGGACCTGGATCCTCAGAAGGACTTGTTCAGGTCCAGCGTGGGCAGACCCTTCCACTCGTTGAAGCCGATCACCAGGACCGTCTTCAGCTCGCCGTCCGACTGAATGACCTTGCGCTGCTGCGCCGTTACCTTGCAGTATCCCTTCCTCTTGTTGTCGAAGCGGAGATCGAACACGAACCCTTCCTTGACATGGGACGTGCCGAGCTGCACCACCGTTTCGATGGCGGCGAGCAGCTTCTTGGCGTCATCGGACGCATCGACCTTCAGCTTCAGGATCAGCCCATCCATCGGCTTGGGGGAGTACTCGGCGGTCGGCAGGAATCCCGTTGCCTTCATGATCCCGCGAAGCATGGCCGCCTCTGTCTTGTTGAAGACATCCGCCCATTTCTCGAATGGTGTGCTGTTGGCCAGCTTCTTGAGTTCGTCAGCCGTGTAACGCGCCGTGGGTTGAGCGGTTTTGGTTTCGGTCATGTTTTGTTTCCTTGAATGTGACGTTTCATCGAATCCTCTATTATGATTCGACGCGCCACTTTTCAAGGAAGAACACTTCCCAAGGTTCAGTCGGACCACGGTTCAGTCCGTACTATGCCCGTCATCACCTTTGCTCAGATGATCGACGTCATCCTCTAGACGGAGTACTTTAATTCCCCGTCCGCCGCGTCCGGAGAGAACCTTGTCCCAGCCTACTGACCCAGGCTTCCTGAACTAGCGAGCATCTGGTCCCGAGCCTCTTTGGGAGCGCGGCGGACATCAATCCACACCGTATGTCCCGGGCTACAGGATTCTCCGTTGTCGCGGATACCTCGCATTTCGAAGTATCTGATCCATATACACCTATTTTTCTGTGTCGTTTAGTACGCCATTCTTTTCGAGCTCCTTTCTAAAGAACTGCCATATCCACGCTTTGTATACGTCAAATTCCGATTTACCCATTGCCCGCAGCTGAATTCTCCCCATATTCCCGCAGATAGGGGGTCTGCCAGGGGGGGGTAGTTCAAACTCATTCCCCGCCCAGAAAAATCAAATCCCGTCCCCCGGAAAATCAAAGTCTCTCTGCGCAGTTTCATCACAGGATCACAAAGAATAATGCCCTTCAGGAAGGGTCTGGGAAAATTTTGACTCCACGGTCCACTCCCCAAAAACCCTTCTCGCGGGCTTTTTCTGGTGAATTCTCCAAGGGCCTAGCCGCCACTTTGAAACCCCTTCTTCTATGTGACCTATTCTGTCACGTCGAAAATCTCAGCATCAGCGCTTGACATCAGCCATCAAGCGACCTACACTTCGACCAGGAGCCCATCGCAGGAATCTTTGGAAGGAGATCCTCATGTCCGACGAAGTCGCCGACACCGAAACTTCGAAGCCCGACGTCACCGTGCCCCCGAAGCCCGACACCCTCGAGCCCGAGCCCACCGCGCCTCCGAAGCTGGACGAGCTGCAGCGTCTGCGTCTGGAATCGCTGATGTGGAAGAAGCGTGCATTTTTCTACCGTGCGCAGCAAACCGAGGCAGCGGCGGAAGCCGCGATCGAGGACGCGAAGAAGCACGAGCTTGAGCTTTTGCGTTTCGCCCGCAGCTGTGGCATTGACATCCGCCGGGCCTACGAGGTCAGCGACGCCGGCCAGGTGAAGTACATCGAGTCCGAGGCCGACCCGAAGCCGACTCTGCCATTTCCCGCGCCCAAGGCCGCGAAGAAGTGATGCCGTGGGCATCTGATCTCCCGTGTCGGGGATCGGAATCCGTGGAGAGTCTGACATGAGCCGTCCCCTGCGCCGCAACTGTCCCGCCTGTGGGAACGAGTTCCGATGCGCATCGCGTGGGCGGATGTATTGTTTCACATGCAGTCCGCCGCAGATTCACGGCACGACGCGCAAAGACGGCCTGGTGGCGGGGACAGGGGAGCTTGAGACCGCCGGCAAGGTGCGTGGCCGTATGCGCATGAACATGTACGCCGGCGGCAAGATCGACAAGGACAGGATTCCTTCGGAGGCGAGTCCGATTCCGCATCGTTCGCTTGACGCCGCCGTGAGGGAGATGGAGGTTGCGATGAACCAGGAGCGTGCTGGCGTTGAGCCTTCGAAGGAAGGCGAGATCAAGAAGAAGCGCGGCCGTCCGCCGAAGGTGAGGGATGTCGGGAGTGGAGGACAGACTGCCGAAGCCACCCTGGTGGCTGGCGCGGTGATGAAGAACGCCGGCGGCGACGACGTCCTCGCGTACCAGCGTCCTGATTTGGGGTGGGGGAAGTGCAAGCACATTGATCCCGTGGAGAAGCGGGAGGTGTGCATCAAGGAGAGGTGGAGCGGGACGGCGCCATTCTGTCGCGAGCACGTCCAGTTTTGGGTGGACAAGCGCGAGGAGAACAAGGCGCGCAAGATCATGGACGAGGAGGTCAGCCAGTTCCAGGACCTGTCGAAGGAGAATTTTTTCTTCAAGAACGCGCAGGACGTGATGGACTTCCTGAGCCGTGTCAACTTTGCCGTCTACAAGAACTGGATCCCGATCGGCAAGGCCCGTGCTTTGAGTGCGATCGCGCGCGTGCAGATCAAGGCCCTGGACTCGAAGATCATCGCGCACCGGCTGCACGCGATCATCAGCGGCCTGAACAAGGGCGACGGCGGCAGCTCCATCACGACTCCCGACGACCTCGAGGAGATGGAGGAGGACATCGAGCGCGCGAAGATGATGGGGCTTGCGGAGATGGCGAGCCTGGTGAGCGACAGGATGCCCCAGAAGGAAGGGCGCCGTGTCGAGTTCCAACCCGGGGAGCACCCCGACCTGACGCCTCCGGACCCCGAGTTCCCCGTGCACAATGAGGACTCCCAGCCGACGCAGAATTCGCTGAAGGCGCCGTTCGTCTTCCCCGTGGCGCCGATTCCGCCGCCGAAGGATCCGATGCCGTGACGCCGATCCTGTCCGTCATCACGGCGTGCAAGGGCCGTCTCGAATTCCTGAAGCGCACGGCCCTGCGTCTTCAGGGCATCCCCGGCCTCGAGCACGTCATCGTGGATGCCGACTGTCCAGATGGCACCTACTCGTGGTGCCGCGAGAACATTCCCGACGCCGTCTGCATCCGCACCGGCGCGATGCCGGTCTTCAACAAATCGCACGCGCTGGACATGGGCCTTCTCGCAGCCCGTGGGAAATGGATCCTCATCCTCGACGCCGACGTCATTCTCAACGATCCCGGCGAGTTCATGTCCTGGATCACGCCGTTGCTGAACGAGGACGAATTCTTCACGGCATCGGAATGGATCGAAGGCTATGGCGGCATCCTCGTCGCGCCGGCTTCGAAGATCCTCCCCCGCGGCTACTCAGGATTCGACGGCTACGGCTACGAGGACGACGAGATGTGCTGGTACCTGTCGAAGCGCAAGCTGCTGCGTCCGCGCACGATTTCAAACCGCCGGTTCCGGCACATCCCTCACGACCGCAGCATCTGCTCCGCGCATTACGCCACGGGCGTGGATGATTCCCTGCGTCGGAACAGCATGATCGTGGCGAGGATGTACGCCGACGCCGGCGTCCGTGGCGACTGCCACTGGCACGCCGAGTACGGCGCCCCACTTCAGGGCGAGCCCAACGTCGGTGTTAAGTACGAGGGTCGGTTCGGCAACTGCATGTTCGAGTACGCGATGGCGCGGATCTTCGCCGAGGACCGCGACCTGTCGATGGAGAATTACTTCGACGGCGAAGGCATCGTCAAGGTCGAGCCATGGCGCGGAGGCCGCAGATTCGAGGTCGCGCGCGAATGGGTGGCGAGGAACTGGGCCCCGGGGCAGCCGAAGTTCCCCCCCCCGAGGGAGGAGCGCGTCCTCTTCTGGGGATTCTTCCAGCAGAGCCGGTGGTACTGGGACCGCCGGGACAGGATTGAAAAATTCTTCATCCCCGAGCCCGTGCCCGCAGACGAGATCAACCATCGCGACATTCTCGTCAACCTCCGCGTCGACAGCGACTACAACGGCTTGCGGTGGATCATCCACCCATCCTGGTATCTCGACATCCTCAAGACGCAGAAATTCGGCCGGCTTCACATCGTGGCCGACGCGATCGACTCCGGGATCCTCGACTCCTTCAAGGGCTACGATCCCATCGTCACCGCCCCGGGGCCGAAGGCGTCCTGGGACATGCTCCGGCGGTTCGACCGCGTGCTGCTGTCGAACTCCACCTTCTCGTGGTGGGCGATGTTCTTCGGAAACGCCACGAAAATCTGGACGTTCAAGCGCTGGGTTCCCAATCCAGAAACCGACCTTTCGGAGTTTCCCGGCGCCATTCCTGTCGACGGCCCCTTCCTACACGAGCGCTGATTTGCGGAATCCGTTTGACTTTCGCCCCATTTCGGGTTACTTATTCATCGGAGCCGCATCAAGGGACCGTAGGAGGGCACGCCAATGACCGATCTTCGCGCGGACCCTTCCCTGGAGAGTTATCTCCAGCTTCTGTTCGGCAACAAGGAGCCGCTGGATCCCATCCAACAGGTGGAGAAGGGCGCGGCCAACGGCGTCCTCAAGCTTGACGGAGCCGGCAAGGCCATCCTCGCGCAGCTCGCCACCGGAACCGCGACAGGGACGAAGTATGTCCGCGGCGACGGCAGCTGGAGCGAGATCAACGCCGGCCACGTCACCGCCGGCACGCTCGATGGCGATCGTCTTGCGGCCCACACCACGACGAAGAGGGGCGGCGTTCCCGCTGCCCCGGTTCCTTCGGGCCAGTTCCTGCGCGACGACAGCACCTGGGTGACCATCACCATCGTGGACGACAAGGTCAAGAGCGACGCCACCGATCCCGCCAGCGGCTACCTCGACGCCAAGGTCGACGGCTCCACGATCGTGGTCAACGCCTTGACCCACGTCATCGAGATCCCCGCCGACGGCGTCACCTACGACAAGATCCAGAACGTCACCGCGACGGACAAGATCCTCGGCCGGGTCTCACTCCTGGCGGGCATCATCGAGGAGATCGACTGCACCGCCGCCGGCCGCGACCTTCTGGACGATCTCGATGCCGCCGCGCAGCGCACCACGCTTGGCCTGACCGCCATCGCCGTAGCCAGCTTCGGTGCCGGCGCCGGCGATGTCTGCGAAGGCGACGACGCCAGGCTCAGCGATGCCCGCACGCCGGTCGCGCATTCCCACGTCGCCGCCGACGTCTACTCGGCGTCACCCACGGGCCTGTTTCTTCGCGACGACGGCACCTGGCAGAGCGCGGTGCAGGCGACGTTTTCGACTTTCGCAGGGTAGAAGGAGACATCCATGCCTCTTCCCGTTGAGTTCTACGCCGACGGCGGCAACAACAACTGCGACGTCGTCCGCGAATGGGACGCCGCCGACAAGGTGGTGTGGAACAAGATCACTCCGCGCGCGACCGCCGTCCCCCAGCATCACATCGACATGGTCGTCCCCATCGAGCTCCCGGCGGGATTCTCCGACTTCCAGACGACGGCGTTCAAGATCACGTACAAGACCATCGGTGCCGCGTCCTGGGTGCAGCTCATGGGCATCCTCGATTCCGCCGGCGTCGAACAGGTGGCCGGGCTTCCCGCGGCGGTCCAAAACGTGGCGAAGTCGGTCCTGAACGTGCTCGACTCCGCGTTGACGGGGACGTTCACCGCCGGCACCGTCATCTACCTCAGGATTCGGGGGATGTCGGATGTGGGAACCCCCTTCAGCGCGAACACGGCCATGATCGGACTCGTGGAAGCCGCGATGAAGAGCTGACGAACAGGAGACGCCATGAGTCTTTTCAAGCCCTTGGTTGGGACGTGGACGTGGGACGGGACGACGACGGTCCTGTCTGATGACACCTCCGGAGCGCAAGCCGGGGATTTCATTCAGAAGTCCCAGATGGAAGGCCCCGCCCTCGAAATCGGAACGGTGAATGCGGGCGTCAGCGTTGTTCTCCTCAACCCGCATCATGCCGTGATTCCCACGGGAAGCGGGGCGGTCCTTTCGCAGCAGAATGTCCGGAACGACATCGTGGCTGCGCCGGACGTGCAGTGCGTGGAGACCTTCGAGGACATCACGGAGCCTCACGCCGCACCGGGTACCAAGCGGATCATCCGTCAGGATTATTCGAGCGCGACCGTTCAGGTCGGGAAGACCTACCGAATGGATTGGATGTATGTCCACCCTCCGTCGGATCCGGCATGGGGAGCAGTGGCTGGGATCGAGGAGAGTATTGTCTAACGTGGGATGAAAAATGGCAAATCGCTACGCCGACGCCAGAAACGGTAACGACTCAAACGATGGGTTGAGTTGGGCGACCGCCAAGAAGACGCTGGGCTCCTCTGTTACTGCCGCCTCTACGGGAGATACCATCTATTGCGTTGGCGTCTTCCATGAAGCTGTTTTCTATCCGTGGAACACAAAAGGATCAATAACCTTCCAGGCTGTAGGCTTTGCCATATTGGATGGCCAGCTCGATTTGCCCACTGGTGTTACGCTGACAGGCGTAGGAGCGGGAACGCTGAAGTTCGTAGGCTTTACGTTTAGAAATTTCTATTCCATCGGCTTCTACCTCGTTGGAAATGGCGGTGGTGTTACCCTCGAAAACTGTATTGTCGAGGGTATTCCTTATGGAATGTACATGCCAGCCAGTAGCGGTCCCATTGTACCCCTTACGCTGACAAATACGATCATGAGGGGGTGCCGTCTTTGGGCAGTCTACGTGGAAGGATCAGGATGCCAGATCACTTACCGCGTCAGTCAGTGCACGTTTGTGAATTGCGGCAACGGAATCAGGCATTGGCCCGCCACTGGCACCTCCGTAGCAGTCTTAAGGTCCATCTTCCACAACATCCCCGGCTATATGATCTATGCAGTCACTGCCGGGTACTGGGCCGGGCCGTTCGATTTCAACTGCTACGATTTCACGGGGTCGAACACGCTCTACTTTGGGGGCGCGTACACAAGCCTGTCTGCGTGGAAAGCGGCAATCGCCATATATGACCAGAATTCAATCTCGGTGGATCCGTTGTTCTTGGACGAGGCCAAGAATCTTCATCGTCTGAAGAATACGTCTCCGGCGGTGATCGACGCCAGGATTCTCGGGGCATACAACCTCCTATTGGCTGACGGCTGCAGCGACAACTTCAACGCCACCGTCTGGGACACCCCGGATTCCGTGAGTCCCGTGGGAAGCGTCATCCAGAACTCGAACGGGGACTGGGTTCTCGCCGATGGATACGACGTCGGAGCCATCACGTTCAAGATCGACTTCGGCGGTCTCTTCAACATCCGGAAGCTGAATCTGTCGCATACCTTCGGCGGCCTTATGGTTGGGACCGGAGGCGGGCCCACGTCCGTCCTGGACTACGACAAGACGATCCCTCTCGGATACGAGACGTGGGAGTACAGAATCGCGACGTCCGTGGATGGGATCGCGTTCGGCGCGTTCACGGCGAAGAACATCAACGAGGATCTCAACCTCACTGGCATCTGGGCCATCAAGGTCGAGGCGACTCTCCGGCGTGACATGTAAAGCGAGGATTCGATGACCAATCGTTACGTGGATGCCAGGAACGGGAACGACGCCAACGATGGCTTGTCCTGGGCCAACGCCAAGAAGACCCTCGCGGCACTGGTGTCCTCGGCAGCTGGCACCGACGTTCTCTTCTGCACGGGCGTGTTCAACGAGGCCGTGAACGTCCCGATCGAGAGCAAGTCACTGACGTTCACCGCGGTCGGCTTCGCGATCATGGACGGCAACAGCACGCTCGCGAACGCGATCACGGCCGGCACCACCGGAAATTCTGCCGGAATCCTGACGTTCAACGGATTCCGTTTCAGGAATTACACGAACGCAGGATTCCTGATGCCCTCTGCCGGAAATTCAAGCTCCCAGAGAGGCATATTCAACAACTGCATCTTCGAGGACATGCCATACGGGATTTTCTCGAACACGAACGGGTACATCTACATCGTCGTTACCAATTGTCTGTTCCACCACCTCACCCAGGCTGGCGCCTACAATGGTGGCGGGACGTATGGAGAAACCGCCTACGCCTACAACTGCACGTTCTCTGACAATCTCTATGGGATGAGGGGTGGAGGCGCCAACTCAACACACCTCGTCAGGCGTTGCATCTTCCACGACAACACCTACCATCTCTATTCCTACGGATACTCCGCCTCCGGGACGAACGACATCGACTTCGGTGCCGGCAAGTGCGCCAAGTCCGCAGTGGACAAGACGTCGCTCTCGGCGTGGCAGGCCGCGGTTCCTGGAATGGACTTGGATTCAGTTTCCGCGGATCCTCAGTTCCTGGATCAGGCCAGGCGCGTCTACATGACGAAGAAGACGACTCCGGCCTCCATCTCGGGCCAGATCCTCGGGGCCTACTCGAAATTCGGGGAAGGCTGCAGCGAAAACTACAACGGCGCCATCTGGGACGCTGGTGTCGTCAGCCCCGCATCCAGCGTCGAGCAGGATGTCAACGGCGACTGGGTCCTGGCCACCGGCTACACGGAAGGCTCGGTCGAGTTCGAGCTCGATTTGGTGACGCCGCAGAGGATTCGGAAGCTCCTGGCCATCCACGACTACGCCAACCTGGGTGGTGGCGCCGGAGGTGGCCCTGCGGGCATTCTCGACAAGGACAAGAGCGACACCCTTCCGGAGACGTGGGAGTACGAGGTCAACGTCGATCCCGATGGCTCAGGATATCTCGGCTACCAGGACGTCAACCTGTTCGACGATCTCAATCTCTATCCCGTGCAGAAGATGAAGATCCGTGTCACCTTGAGAAACGACGCCTAAGATGCCGGCCGCAAATACTCCAACGCTCAAGGGAATCGGGATCGAGACGTATCCATCGACTCCGATCCTGAGAGGGATCGGGATCGAAACCTTCGCCGTGACTCCGTCCCTTCAAGGCGTAGAAGTGGATGTCTATCCGGCTCCGCGTCCCTCTCCCGTCCTCATGGGAATCGAAGTGGAGATCTATCCCACGACGGCGATCCGGAAGCGCCCGTTCGTGAGCGGACTCAAGGCCCGCATCTTCGAAAGCGGGATCAAGCGCAGGGAGTGGCTATAGATGCCCATCCCCTCAAATCTTGACTTCGCGATTCGATTCGACGAACGCAATCGTCCATCAGCCGGCCTTAGCGCGTTCGGCAACAGGTTCGTCTCCAACGAGCGCCTTGTCATCGACGTCACGCTCGAGAAGCTTCAGCCCACGATCCCGCCGACCTATCTCCCGATCAACATCACCGGATGGGCCGGCCGCTGGATTGCGAAAGCCGACGTCGATGACGCCGACGCCGCCAAGAAGTGGGATGTCGCCGGCGTCATCACCGACGCCGTGAACGGCAAGATGCGCTTCGAGGTCGCGAAGGCATCCGTCAACTTCGCCGTCGACTACGGCTACTCCGAGTTCGTCTTCACCCCGAGCGGAACCACCGAGCCCGTTTACAGGATCGTCTTTGGATTCGCGTTGACAAAGCCCGGACTCACGATATAGGCCGGTTCTGCCGGTCTTCGTAGAAGGAGCGTGGCGCATGGCCGACCCCACCGGCTGGACCGAAGAAGACGCCAAGATCAAGAAGAAGAAGCAGCTTGCCGTCGCCGCGCACGCCCTCTACAAGAAGATCGCCGTAGTCGCCCGCCAGGACATCAACGTCTTCATCGAGTTCGTGTTCCGCTTCAAACAGGCGGAATGCCACAAGAAGATGCAAGCGCACATGGACACGCACAAGCGCGCCGGCATCCTCGCGCAGAAGGAGCTCGGGAAGACCTCCCAGGCCGTGGCCCGTCTTCTCCACCGCCTAGGCAACCATCCCGACATGCTCATCAAGCTCCTGTGCGCCAGCGACGAACTCGCCGTCGACCGCGTGATGCTGATTCGCGATCTCATCTCCAGGAACAAGTACCTGAAGATCGTGTTTCCGAATCTGGTGAAGTCGCCGTGGATCGACGACTGGGGGAAGAAGTCGTTGACGATCAAGCGCAACGTCTTCTCCAAGGATTCATCCGTCGAGGCCTGTGGGATCCTGACCTCCGGCACCGGCGGCCGCGCTGACGAGATCCTCTTCGACGACGTCGTCGACTTCATGAACGCGATCAAGTACCCCACCCAGCGCAAACAGGTGAAGGAGACGTTTCAGAACGTGTGGATCCCGCTCCTGGGTCCGCAGGGCCGGGCGGCCTACCTCGCCACGCTCCACCATGAGGACGATCTCACGCACGAACTCATGAAGAACAAGGAGTGGAACTGGATCGGCCTTTCCGTGACGGGAGATCCCCCGGTTTCGCACTGGCCCGAGAAGTGGTCGACGTCGGCGCTGCTGTCGCGTCAGGCCGAAATGGGGTCGATCGAATTCGACCGCTCGATGCGGAACATCCTGCATCCCGACAGGGAGCGCATCGTCCAGGAGGCGTGGATTCGGAAGTTTGTCACCCCTCCCCCGCGCGGGCAGCTTCGGCTGTCGTCGTGGGACTTCGCCGCCAGCGGAGGCGAAGGCGACTGGACCGCGCGCGCGCTCATGGACGTCAACACCAACGAAAACACGATGCGTGTTCTTCGCGTCGATCGCTGGCGCGGGATGACGTACAACGAGATGATCGAGCTTTTGATCTCGGACTTCGCGACCTGGACACCGGACGAAATCCTCATCGAGTCCACGGGATTCCAGGTCATCATGGGCCGCGACGAAAGGATCATGACGCTCCCCATCAGGAAGGTCGTTCCATCAGTCGGGAAGGAGCAGCGGGTCAAGCAGACGGCCGTGTTCTACGAACGTGGATTCATCACGTTCCAGGATGGGACGTGCGAGAAAGTCATCAACGAGCTCCTCGGCTTTCCCAAGGGATCCCATGACGACATGGTTGACGCCTTGACGCAAGCAGCCCTTCGTGGTATCGAGAAGATGGGTCGGCCGTTCGATCCCGGGCAGTTCAGGTCCACGGGGGCGCGCGTGTTCACCCCGGGCGTAGTCGCCACCGACAATCCAAGGGCCAGGGAAACAGGTGATGCCGTCGGCTCGGGATCGCGCCGGCGCGTCGGATTTGGAGGATCAAAGTGGTGAAGAAGAAGAAACCCGGCAGGATAAAACACACCGAGTACGCAGATCCATCGAACTCCGGCACGACGCGCATGCAGTCCGCGCAGATGCTGATGAAGGAGTGGACGCGATCGGCTCTGGCCATGCTCGGCGGCCTTAGTGACTACAACCCCGACGATCTCGTTCTCTCCAAGGGGCAGGGCGTCAAGATCTACCAGGACATGATTCGCGATCCATACGTCAAGGCCGCGATCAACCTGAAGAAGTTCTCCGTGGCCCGGCTTCCCATCCAGATCCTGCCGGCATCGGATTCCGAGGAAGATCAGAACATCGCCAAGTTCGTCGAGTACAACCTCGAGAACATGGAGACGTCGGTCTACACCATGCTCTGGGGGATCATGAACTGCGTCGATGTCGGGTACTCCATCGGCGAGATGAACTTCCGCGTCGTCGACTCAGGCGCCTTCGATGGCAAGCTCGGCGTCAAGTCCGTGAAGTCGAAGGACCCCTACGTCTTCACGTTCAGGATCGACGACTACGGCAACATTGTCTCCATCGTCCAGCGCATCGGCGGCTACGAGATCGCCGGCGAAGGCATCCAAGAGAATTCCATGGGGCAGACGGAGTTCAATCCAGACAAGTTCATCATCAGCGCGTTCCAGCCGCTCTATGGCAATCCCTACGGCCAGTCCGATCTCCGCTCCGCCTACCGCGCCTTCTTCATCAAGGACTGGGCGTGGAAGTTCAGGGCCATCTTCATGGAGAAGTGGGGGATGCCGCCCATCGTCGGCACCTTCCCCACTGGCACGACGGAGCAGCGCCGGCAGAAGCTCGAGGAGGTTCTGGAGTCCATCCAGAACGAAACCGTCATCACCATTCCCGAGGACTTGAAGATCGAGATCCTCAAGGTCGCCCAGGAGGGCAGGACCACGGAGTACGAACGCGCGATCGCCGATCTCAACAAGGAGATCCTAATCGGCATCATGGGCAGCTTCCTCTGGGCCGAGGAAGGCAAGCGCACCGGAGCCCGGGCCCAGGGCGAAGTCCACTTCAAGGTGTCGAAGATGTTCGTCGAGTACCTGGCCGGCGTCATCGAAGACGTCATGAACCGCCAGTACATCAGGCGCATCGTCGATCTCAACTACAACGTCGAGGAGTACCCGAAGTTCAAGTTCGAGACGTCACGGGCCGAAGACCTCATCGTCGAGCTCGATCTCGACAAGAGCTTGGTCAAGGATCTCAACCTCAAGCTTGACCCCGCATACTTCTACAGGAAGTACGGGCGCCCCACTCCGTCCGAATCATCGGCCACGCTCGAGGTCGGCCCCGATGAGCCGGAGCTCGGCATTCCCGGTGGCGATCCCAATGCTGCCGCGGATCCCAATGCTGCCGCGGATCCCAATGCCAGCGTCGACCCCAACAATCTGCAGCCACAGCCGGAACAGCAGCCGCCACAGGATGCCGCGCCCGCCATCGAGGAAGACGCTGTTCCTGGAGATGACGACAAAGACGAGGACGAGGATGTCCCCGAGAACTTCTCGGAGATGCGGAAGTCCATGCTTCCAGATGAGCCGCAGAAGATCGGAAAGCTGAAGGAGATGTACGCCTGGCTGTTCAGGATGCACGACAGCAAACATGGCATGAAAAGATTCAGCGAGGCCGAGCCCGTTGGCTTCGACCTTGCAGGACTCGAGCGACAGTACAGGGTCAAGCACGGAAAGTGGATGAGCCACTCCGAGGCATTGAGGCTGTTCCTGAAGGTGACTGCTTGTAAGGAGGTGGTGAAGTGACCGACTCAGAGAAGGAAAAGATCAAGGAATCTGGCGTCAATCCCTGGGCCGTGTGCCGCGCCATGCAGAAGAAGCACGGCTGGGGTGACGCCAAATTCGAGCAGTGCGTCCTCGGCATGAAGAAGGAGATGGGGGTCCCAGGCTTGGAAACCTACGCCGAGTTCATGGACAGGATGAAAAAGATGTCCATGCTGTCCGAGTACATGGAGGACGAACTGGGCCTCGAGGCGGATATCTTCGCAGAAGGTGGTGTGAGGTCCGGCGCATGGGGTTCTCCTGGCGGCAAGAGATGGCTTGCGCCCGTCATTGTTCCCCTGATCCCCGTTCACGAAACCTACGTCGAGGTTTTTGCCGGCGGCGCCGCAGTCTTTTTCTACAGGCCCACGCCATCGAAGCGCGAGGTGCTTAACGACAAGAACCCTGACATCGCGGCTGGGTACGCATTCCTTAAGACCGCAACCGGGAAAGACGCGAAAGAAATCCTGTCTATGCCATGGGACAACAACAAAGAATACTTCATGAAGGTCAAGGCGCTCGACCCCGCCAGGCTGTCGCCGGCCAAGCGGTTCTACCGGTTTTTCTACCTGAAGAGGTTCTCGCGGGGAAACACCGGGCTTCGATTCGGATTCAAGCCGGACAAGACGATCGAAAACTGCAAGAGCTGGCTCGAGAGAAAGCTTCCCCAGTACGTGGAGCGTCTTCGCAACGTGATCGTTGAGAATATGGACTTCGTGGACGTCATCAAGAAGTACGATTCGCCGTCCACGTTCTTTTACATGGACCCCCCGTATGAGCGCGATCTCGACCCCTCCCTCATCCTGGAAGAAACGGGATTCGATCACAAGAAGTTCGCGCAGATGGCTTCGAGCACCAAGGGCAAAGTCATGGTGTCGTATGACGACACGCCCGGCAACAGGGAGCGCCTGAGCAAGCTCGAGATCAAGTTTGTCAGGACGCCGATCCAGTCAGGATCATTCGAGCACCGCACGAGTGGGAAGAAGAGGACGGAGATCCTAGCCGCGAACTTCCCGATCGACCCCAAGAACAAATTCTCTGAATTGCTGATGTGGTATTCGGACGAAGACGGGCAGCCCGACGTCATCAACGGGCTCGTCCTAAAAGCCCCCTACGGGAAGATGATTGCCGACGGCAAGAAGAAGGCGATCGTGAAGACGTCGCAGATGGACATCTCCGGGAGAACCATGCTTCTCATTGAAGGCGCCATGGCTCTCGGGGAGATTGTCTTGTCGCAGCCTGAGACGATCACCCCGATCGAGTTCGAGCGCAGAAAGTCAGAGCACCAGGTCTCGGTCAACTTCGACGACACCAACAAAAAGCTCTACTGCTACAAGGTGGAAGAATGGAAGCCGTTCCAGGAGCCGCGAAGGATCCAGAGATCCAAAGACCCCCAGGTCTTGATCTTGGAAGTGAAGTTCGCCTGATGTGCAAGGAGCATCGTGAGCCCATCGAGCTCATCGATGGCCTCCTCGCGTGCAGGAAATGCGGGCGCCCCATCCTCGACTATGCTCTCGTCGTAAGGAGTGGTGCCCTGACGCTGATCCAGTACGGATAGAGAATTTTCAGTTTTCCATTGACATTGATTGGTTTACGGGGTATTCCTTTGGAAGTAGGTTCTTTGTCCGACAAGTCCTGTTTATGGAGACCTTGGAATGACCAAGAAAGAGGAAGACGACAAGGAGAAGGACACCAAGGTTGACATCATGCCCGACGAAGAGACCGAGATGAAGGAGCCGGGCAAGGACGAGACTCCCGAGCAGAAGAAAAAGCGGGAGGAAGAGGAAGCCGCCAAGGCCGCAAAGGCCGCCCTGGATGCCAAGGACAAGAAACTCGCCGAAGACAAGAAGCCCATCGAGGACAAGAAACCTTTCGTGAAGTGCGCCGAGCTCGACAACGTCGAGATCTTTGCCACCGGCACCCATCGCGACAGGACCTTCACCGAGGCCGACCTCAACACGATCGCCGACAACTTCAAGCGTTTCGGCGAGAAGCTGAAGCCGCCCATGGTCCTCGGCCACGACGAGAAGCAGACCATCCTCCAGAACTCGGGGCTGCCCGCCCTGGGCTGGCTCAAGCACGTCGAGGTCAAGAAGAAGGGTGACGGCGCCGTCCTCGTCGCCAAGTTCGACGACGTCCCCGAGGCCGCGATCACGGCCGTGAAGGCGGGGCGCTACAAGCGCATCTCCGCGGAGCTGTACCAGAACTTCATGGACGGCGGAAAGGCGTTCGGCCTGGCCCTGCGCCGCGTGGCGCTCCTGGGCGCCGACGTCCCGGAAGTGAAAACCCTGGCGGATGTCGCCGCCATGAGCGAGAACGACAATGTGATCACGGTTTTTTCGGACGAAGGAGGGACGAAGATGGCGGAAGATCATGCCGGTCTGGTCGGCCGCGTGGCCGAGCTCGAGAAGCGCAACCAGGAGCTCACCGCGGAGCTGGCCAAGGAAAGCGTCGAGAAACATCGCGCGTCGATCTCCTCGTTCTGCGAGGAGCTGAAGCGTGAAGGTCGCTTCCTGCCCCGTTGGCAGGAGATGGGCATTTCGCGGTTCTTGGAGACCCTGACGGACTCCAAGCCGATGAAGTTCTCCGAGGCCAAGGAAGCCAAGGAGCTGTCGCCCCTGGGCTGGATGAAGGAGTTCATGCGCGGCCTCCCCCAGATCGTGAAGCTGGAAGAGATCGCCACGCAGAACCCCGATCTCATCGCCAACATGAAGGCGGAAGGCGAGTCCAAGTCCAAGATGTTGGACAAGGCCACCCAGGTCCACCTGGCCGATGAGCTGAAGAAGGGGCGTTCCATGACCTACGTGGAAGCCGTCCGCGAGGTCGCGAAGGCGAACCCGGCCCTGGTGGAGTAACCGGCCGACTGTTCTTTCGGCGTGTGTGTTCGGTTGGAACTGAAAAAAGGAGGGACCGAAGATGTCCCAGGAAAACGTCATTCAAGACCTGACCTTCGTCGCCGGCGCGGACCTGTCGAGCGACGCTGCCTCCACGACCTCCAAGCGGTATCGGGCCGTGAAGCTCCACACCGTGGCGCGGCAGATCGTGGAGTGCGCGGGTGCCACGGACAAGATGATCGGCATCCTCAAGAACCTTCCCGCGGCCGATGAGCTGGCCACGGTCACCCGGATCGGGACGTCGAAGGTCCGGATCGGCATCGGCGGCTGCACGATCAACAGCTTCCTGAAGCTGGGCGCCGCGGATGGCAAGTTCGTCCAGGGTGGCGCTGGCGCCGACGTCAACTGGGCCATCGCCCTCGAGGTCGCGACGGCCGATGGCGACGTCATCGAGGCCATGATCCTTCAGAGCCCGATCACGACGTAGATCTGGCGGCATGGATCGGAGCGGTTCCGATCCTGTTGGAACGAAAACCCGAAAGTAAGGGGGGCAAAAGATGCCTCTGGTGAAAAACATCCATCAGGACGTAGTCCTGACGAACATTTCGTTGGCGCTGTCCAACGACAAGGCGCTGGTCGCGCCCCAGATCTGGCCCGTGGTCCCGGTCAAGAAGGACTCCGACATCTTCTACGTCTACGACAAGTCCAACCTCCGCGTCGAAGAGACGCGCTGGGCGCCGAAGACGAGTGCCAAAGAGATCAACTGGAACGTCACGCACGAGGGCTACAAGACCGAGCGTCACGCCCTCGCAGAGCTCGTCGAGGACGACGAGAAGGCGAACCAGGATTCCCCGATCGACGTCATGGCCGACAGCGCTTCGATCATCGCCGAGAAGCTGATGATCCGGCGCGAGAAGCGTCTCGCGGCCGTGCTCCTCGCCTCCGGCACCTACGGCGCCGGCGCCGACGTCAACATCGCCGTGGCCGAGCGGTGGGACAACTACACCTCCGCGACCAGCGATCCCAGCGTCGACGTGGCCTCAGCGCGCGCGAAGATCAACTCCATGACCGGGAAGTCCCCGAACGTCATGGTGCTGCCGCGCATGGTGTACGAGAAGGCCCGCGAGCACCCCAAGGTCCTGGAGCGGATCAAGTACACCCAGATCGGCGTCATCACGCCCGATCTCCTGGCGACCCTGTGGGACATCCCCAAGATCATCGTCGCCGGCGGCATCGAGAACACGGCGCTCGAGGGGCAGTCCGATGTGCTGTCCTACATCTGGGGCAAACAGATCTTCTTCGGCTACGTCGCGCCGCGGCCCGGGCTGAAGCAGCTCTCCTGGGGCTACCACATCCAGAGCCAGGCCATGCTCACGGATCGGTGGCGCGACGAGGAGCGCAAGGGCGACGTCATCCGCACGTCGTACAAGGACGTGCCGAAGCTGGTCTCGCAAGGGGCCGGCTACATCGCCCGGACCGTGATCTCGTAAGCAAGACAGTCAGTCCGACCGCGGGGAGGGGAGTCGTCGCTCGATGAGCGATCGACTCCTCCTTCGACACGAGGGCGGCTCCCCTCCGCGGCCCTGACGGGAGAATGGAAGGATGCCTGTCTACGCCACCGTCACGGACCTCGAGAACCTGATCTCGAAAGCGATCATGGTTCAACTGACCGACGACTCCGAGATCGGTCAGGTCAACGACGCCGTCTCCTCGCTTCATCTCGACAACGCCGAGGGCGAAGTCAACGCCGCGCTTTCAGCCGCCGGATACACCGTCCCGGTGGCGCTTCCCATCCCGGCCGGCGCCGGCATCATCAAAGCAGCCACGCTCTGGCTTGCCGTCTGCGGACTCGCGGCGCGCCGCGGCGTCATTCCCGAAGACTACAAGAGCCAGTGCGAATACTTCCACAACGTCTTGGAGAAGATCTCCGCAGGAGAGCTCCTGCTTCCGCTGCCATCCTCCACGGGTCTTCCGCGCTCCTCCACCGAAGACCAGGAAAAGATCTTCACGAGGTCGAAGTACGACCACTCCGGGAACGTCATCAACTCGGAGGAGCAGGGATCTTTGGATGTTGTGTGATCAGGATTCGAGTCGAAGGCTACAAGGCATACGCGAGAACTCTTGCGCAACTTGAAGACAAGGTAAGAAACTCCGCAAGAAATCTCAGCAAAACCGCGATCAGCTCAATCGCCTCCGCTGTCGCGAGATGGAACAGGGCCAACTACACGCTGGGCATGAGAGGTAAATGGCCAAGGATTACTGTTCCTGAAATTCTCTTCACTAGGCAGTTGCCGTATGTGGGATCTGGCCTCACGCGATTTTCCCCAGGCGCCACTTTGGGGATGATTCGCAGGCTTCCTGCCAGGACAAAAAGGCTGTTTGACACGAAAAGGCTGTTCAAGTCTGCTACGCAGTCCACAGACCCTGACTTCAGAATCGGCTATCGCCGTAATGCCATTGTAATCGGGACCTCTGTCCCTTACGCCGACAAGCATCTCCAGACGACGAAAGGCGATTACACGCATACCTTTCGTTTTGGTCCGCAAGAAAAACAACGCCTCATCGAGCGTGTGAAGAAGCCAGACGAGGCGCGCGTTGCCAAGATCAGAAAACTTCGGTACATTCGGAATTTCGACGGCGACATGATCACGACCAGTGCCGGCACCGGCAGGAAGAGGATGTCGGATAAAGAGTACAACAAGAGGCTATACAATGCCCGTTCATTTTATGTTCTTTGGAATTGGGCCGAAAAGAGGTATCCTATCACCTGCAATATCCCGAAAAGAACGTGGTTCAGGCAAATGCCAGAGGAGGTCAAGACGGCGATCATCATCATGGTCAAGTTTGATCTCCTCGCTGGTATGAGGCAAAGATGAAGGAAGTCCTTGCTGATTTCACGAATTACCTGTTGTCGGATCCCAGGCTTGAGTACATCAAAGCCGGCGGTGGCATCGTCATCGCGACGTCGAGAGAAGTCATCCCCTTGCAGGAGAAGACGCCGTACATCTACCTGACCGATGGCGGGACAGCGGGCATCAGTCATCTGTCCAGCTACAAGAGACGGATGCCATTCACCGTAGGCGTCCACGTCGTCCAGCGTGTCTTCGACAAGGAAGGCGTCATCATGGGCGCTGCGTCCCAAAAGGGCATCGAGGATATGGCAAAGGACGTTCGGAACGTCCTGGACATGTGGAGACACGGCGGAAAATACACCAGCGTTTTCCTCCAAAGCGAGGATGCTCCGACGTCGCTCGTTGAAGGAAACATCCATCTTGTCGAAAAGGCGTTGACGTTTGAAGTTGTCAGGATAGAATAAAACAAAGGAGGGCTTGACATGCCTGGAACTGTTACGAATCCTCGAGTCATTTCTGCGGCGTCAGTCGGGATCGACTGGCAGAGCGCAGAAGGCGTGGCGCTTGCCCCTCCCTACACGCCCAAGCAGTTCATCGTCGCGCAGTCGCTGAGCCGTGATCCTGACCCGACGTACTTGCGCCCCAACGGCACGCACGGCTCCATCTTCGAACGCTTCGACGGCGACAGGATCATCAGCCAGGCGTTCAAGAGGGAAATGAAGATGTGGGGGTCGCGGTTCCAGCTTCTCCCCTTCCTCGAGAGCGTGATGTCGGGAAGCCCCGTCTGCTCGATGGCGAACATGACGCTTTCCGGCGCCCAGGCGCCGAACATCACCGCGCTGTCGTTCACCGGCATCCGGCCGCATCACAACACGCGCGGGCCGTCGACGTTCCCGGCTGCCGCCACCACGGTGTACATCGACATCGTCGGCGGTGGATTCCCGCTCACGGTCAACTTCTATCGTGATGCGCTTCTGACGGATCTCGTGGCCAGCGCCGTCGTTGCCGCGGCTGCCACGCCGACTCCGCTCGTCGCTGCCGGTGGCAGCGGTCTCACCGGGTCCATCACGCTCGGAGTCGGTGCCGCCGCAGGCGTTGCATTCGCCTTTCCACAAAAGATCGAGTTCTTCTTCGAGAACCAGTTCACCCGGTTCTTCAGGATGTTCTACGAGGACGGCGCCGACATCTACGTCCTCTCCGACTGCGTCGTCAGTGACCTCAAGATCGAGAGCGCCGAGAACGCGGAGATGTCCGTCACGGCCTCGATCATGGGCAAGCGCCTCGCCAAGGTCACGGGAACGAACCTGGTCATCCCCGAGCCCGAGCTCGACCTCGTGTCGTACTCGCATTCGGAGCTGACGCTGACGAAGAACCCTTCGGCCGCGGTCACGCCCGTGGTCGACAACTTCTCCTTCCACATCACCAACAACGTCCACCAGTACATCGCCAACTCCCCGACTCCTCAAAAGCTGATCAAGCGCGGATTCGTCTCACTCGGCGGATCCCTGAGCGGAGAGGCGTGTCTGGAGACCCTGGGCCTCGTGGACGACGCCCGGGCGAACACTGACGTGGCCGGCGGCATGATCAAGATGCGCGCCGACTACGCACTTGTCATCGGCACTTCGAAGACGTTCCGGCTGGAGATGCCGGTCAAGGTTCGGCCCCGCCTCAAGGAGCCCGGCTTCTCCGCGGAGCTGATCGAGAAGGTGGAGCTCGATTTCGACGTCCTCTACGATGGCGTGACGACTCCTCTGGCCGTCACTGTGGAGCTCTAGAAATGGATCTGAACAAGAGCCAGGCCCAGTGGACGAACCTCTTCAGGGAGTTCATCCAGTACCTCCGGCCGTGGCGCCAGCTCCGCGACTTCAGGCGTCGGTTCATCGAAGGCCGCACCCGCACCTTCGAGATGCTCGACCTCTCCGGATTCCTGAGCCTGTGGACGTTCTCCGGCGCCCAGCGCGGGGTGAACACTTCGGAGGATGGCCGGCTTTGGATCACGCTGACGGACGAAAACCCCGCCCCCGGGTCGGCTCTTGTCGAAGTCTTCATGGACTCGGCCAAGACGCTGAAGGTCGCCAGTGGATCCGCCGTTGACGGCGCAGTCGTGACCCTTGCGGAATTCGCGAATTCGGGGCTGACTGGGACGGTCAAGCTCAAGAATCCGATTTCGGCCAGCGACGGCAACATCATCCTTGCCCTCGACATCGACGAAGGCCTGAAGGGGTCGCGCGCATTCGATTCCGGCCTTGGCGGGACCTATGCCTCCAGGAAATTCACCGATCGCCTGAATTCGATCGCGTCCGCGCTGGCTTCACAGGCAACGACAATGAAGTCGGACATCGAGACGAACTTCATCAGGACGCGGATCAAGGAGTTCATGCAGAGCCCGACGACTTCGATCTATTCCGCTTCCGACTCCGTCGACGAGAACGGAGCCGCCGTCACCACAAGAACCGGCCTCCTGCAGGAGCTCGTGGATGCCATGGGCGATGAAGGCAGCGGCGCCGGAGCTCAGACCATTGACCAGAACACGATCACGAACGGATCCCCCGACTACGATCCCGAGAACGTCGGCATCGGCGTTCTGTCCGTCGTCGCGCTCAGGCAGAACGCGCCCAGCGGCCGGATCCTCATCTCCTGCACCGCCGGCGCCGACACCACGCTTGAGGAGACGTTCGACGTCGCGCTTACGGCCATCGACGGCAGGACCATCCGCGGCGGGTTGTCGTTGATCATCAAGAACGAGTGGGAGAGCAACCTCATCGGCGCCAGGCTGAAGATCGTGAGGACGATCACCGACACCAACGACGTCGGCGCCCAGGTCACGAACTACGTCGTCACCGGCGAGTCCCTGTCCAACACAGACGTGGGCAAGCTCTACGAGGAGCTCGTCGCCGGCGTATTCACCGGCGGCAATCGCCGTGTCAACTGGTACTCGGATTCCGCGAAGACGCTTCTGGTCGCGCGCGGCGAGCGCACCGGCAACGGCACCGTAACGATGGTGGAGCAAAACACCAGCGGGCTCTCCGGATCCTGCGACATCACCTACGCCAGCGACGATCTCGACATCATCGTCAACCTCAATCCGTTCTACGCAGATGACGAGATCTACGTCGACATCACCAGCGACAGGGCCGGAAAAATCCAGAGCCTGATGGCCGATGTCTGGGGGATCCCATTCCCCCAGGCCGCGGCGCCGGCCAAGCTCCCGGACGCATTAATCGAGGAAGGAGCCGAACACATCCTCGACGTCAGTTAAGATCGGAAACGCCTTTTGGAAGGGAGGCAGCCATGATCGAAGTTCCCGTCAAACTCAGGTCAGGAGACGTCGTCTTCAAGTTCAGGACGATGTCGATCGAGGAGGCCATCGAGTGGTCTTCAAGGATCAAGGCCAGGGTCACCTACCGCGAGGCGCTCATGCGCGCCATCGAGGGGCTCGAGGCCATGCCGGTGCTGCAGCGGAACGCCGACGAGTACCTTGGCGCTGTGGACAGGGTCGCGAAACTGGACATCCAGATTTCGGAGATCACCAGAAGCCTGTCAAGGTTCGCCGAGGATCCCAAGCCCGATGCGATCGAGGAACTGCTGAAGACCGACGCCGCCGCGATCGTGAACTGTTTCAGCGAATTCCTGGCGAAAGCGTTCCCGAATCAGGAAGAGACAAAAAAATCCTGAGGGCGTTCGAGGCCAGCAAGAGTCCGTTCCTGTGGACGCCCTGCGAAACATGCAAGACGCACGCCATCGGACAGGACGGGAATGTTGGCCGGCAAAGGCCTCCAGGGGATCATCCGATTTGCTCGAGGTGTCCCAAGGTCCGAGAGATGGACGCCCTCGGGGACGAACGCATCACCAAGGCCATCCTTCTCTTCAGATTGGGAATCCCCGAAAACGATGATATAATCCTTTCGGATTCATGGACCTGTGTGGCCGTGAAGACGATTCGGTCCCACGTGGAGCAGCGCCAGATGGAAGAGGCGCAGCGCGCGGCCAGGGAGAGACGATAGATGGCTGTTGACCAGATCATCATCCGGTTCAGCGAACAGGGCATGGCGCAGCTCAGCGCCTCCATCGATGTACTCCATACAAAGATCCAAGGCCTTGGCACCATAGCGACGAAGATGTCCACAAGGATGCCGCTTGGCGCCTATGGGCTCACATCTGGAATAACCAGCGAAACAAGATCCGACGTGTTGGCGTTGGCAAGCCAGATGCTTGAAACCGCCAAGATGAACAAGTCTCTTCTTGGGCTGCATAAAACCACGCAGCTATTTGGAAGAGAGATGGGTCTTCAATGGCAGATGTCGCAGCTTGCGAAAAACGCTCAGGCCGCGAACACTCCGCTTTTCCAGATGTCTCGCAATGCCGCGCGGCTTGCCGAGGTGGCCAATCCGCTCAGGAACAACCTGGCGCAGCTTGGCCTCACGGTCGGCGCGATGGCCATCGACCTGAAAGACACAAATCTTGAGGGTGAAAGATTCGCCAGAATGGCGATGGCCGCACAGACTCCAGTCGGGCAACTTGCGGCGAACGCTGCGAAACTGAGGCAGCTCAGAACTCCCGCGGCGTTGATGATGCCATCCCCCGGGGTGCAACTTGGCGTTTCCGCGACAGGAGCTGCGGGAAAATCAATGACCGGGCTCTCAGCCCAAGAAAATCTGCTGGCCACGCTGGAGCAGCGGCTTCGCGTGTTCCAGGGCCTGGCGCGGCAGCCGATCGGAAGCGGGGCGGCAGGGCTTGCAGTGCAGGCGAATCTCCAAAACGCCATCTCCGCAACCGAGGCCAGGATCGGATCCCTCAGGGCGAGGATGGCGGAAGTCACGGCTTCGACTTCCACGTGGAGCAAGTCCATCGCAGTTGCGGCTTCGAGCTTGAGGAATATCGGCTCAACCGTCGAGCACGTCATCGGCCGCGTGTCCTACTTCGGATTTGTCTTCGCCGGGCTTTCATACAGCCTGTTCGAGGCCACGAAGAGGCTGGGTGAATTTGGCGCGAAGATGATCGTGACGGGACAGCAGTTCGAAACGTCGTCCTCTGCGATGGGCACCATGTCGTCGTCGCTGCTTCCACAACTGGAAGCCGCATCGCTTGGGACCATCTCCAAGTTCGAGCTGATGCGGATGTCGAACGCAGCCCTCACCTCCGGGCTGAAGGTCACAGATGGCCAGATGCTTCAACTCGTCGATGGCGCGACGAAACTTGGTATCGTCATGGGCCGCGACACCGCCGAGGCGTTCCAGCGCCTGGTCTTCGGTATCACGAAAGGTGAGCGCAGGCTTCTCGACGAACTCGGGATCATCCTGCAGTCAAAGGATGCGTTCGCGGCTTATGCCGACTCCATCGGAGAAGCCACGAACGAGCTCGACAGAAGCCAGAAAGTCCAGGCGTTCCTCTCGTTTGTGCTTGACGCCATCAACACGAAAACAAAGACTTTCTCCAACGTGAACTGGGGGCTTGCTGCCTCCGTTCTCCAGATCAACAAGGTCGTCACCGACTTCGTCTCCGAGCTGGGGAAGGTGTTCGTTGAAAGCGGCGCCGCGGCGCGGCTCGTCGACATCCTCAAGAGCTCGCTCAGCGGGCTCATGGATAGGATGAAGGGAGACGAAGGCGCCCAGTTTTTCAACAAGATCGTGGACTCGATCGCAAAGTTGATCCCCATGATGACGATGCTTGCGCAGGGCCTGCTCTTGGTCGCAGAGAACGCCACCAAGCTGGTCGGAGTATTCGCCGGGTTGCAGATCGGGAAACTGGCAGCCGGCCTGTTGCCATTGCTGTCGTTGCTTGTCCCCGGTGGCGCCGCCGTCAGCGGTGGCATGAAACTTCTCCAGGGCGCGCTTCCCGTTATTGGCGCGATAGGTGGCGCCGCCTACTTGTCGACGAAAGAAATCGGTGCCGCGACTACTTCTGCCATGCAGGAACCGCTTCAACAGCTTTACACCGAAACTCGGAGAGCGGCTGACACTGTGGTTCGGAACATCCTGATTCAAGGGGCATCGGCCCCTGGGATTGCGTGAAGAATGTCAAACTACGAGATGTACATCCAGAGCGCGTTGGGGGACATCCTCTTCGACATTACGCCGAAGTTCTTCCCTCGGATGCAGTTTGCGTGGAAGCGCAGCGGGCACGAGGTCAACGTCGTCGACAGCCTTCCCGTCGAGGGATGGTTCAGCGAAAACGACCCCGCCGTCTTGTGGACGAAATGGAATCTGCTGAGAAACATCGCGCATTCCGGAAGGCCGGCAACGGTCACGTTCAGGATCTCCCCGGCCGGCGCCGTCCTTTACAAGTTCACCAGAGGCCACATCCTCAACCTCGTCTCGAAGGAAGAGGGTGGAGGGTTCGTCAACCACATCAACTTCACGTTTGACGTCGAAGAGGAACGGGCGGTGCGGATCCCCGGGATCGTCGACGTCACCAGGAGTGACGAGCAGTTCATCGACACCGATTTCGTGACGGGAAAAGTCAAGTACACGCTGCGCCGGGAAGCATCTGCGACGGGGCAAAACGGAGACCTTGTGGCCCCGTATGATTTCGTCGTCGCGCAGAGGCCGACCTGGGAAGGGTTCACCCGCGAGTCCATCAAGAAGGTGGAATACGACGGGATCGTGACGGGGGTGTGGGAATACGAGACCCCGGACATTTCCAGCAACGGTGAACCCATCGAGTTGAAGATGCGGCTCTGGAGAGAGCGTGTCACCAGGGCCCCCGGGGAAAGAAGCAGCAGATTCTATCGCACGGGGGGAGCTCCAGTTCTCATTCGTGGAGGACTTGGGACGACAAGGATTGACGCCGACGGACACGTCGAAACCTACGACGTCAGCGCCATGCCCGGGCCGAGCGACATCGTCAACGGCATCATCAGCCAGGCGACCAACAACGTCACCGATGTCGTCACCGACATCAAGCTCGGCGCCGTCTACGTCGCCAAGTGGAAGAGGAAGACGCCCACGTCCAAGGGAGGCGGGTTCAGCTTTGGATTTGGGGTTGATGGCGAACTCGGGCTCCCGAAATCTGAACCTTCTGAACCTGCAGATGACAGCGTCCCCCAAATCTGGGGCATGGACTACAACGTCTCCTGCGAGTTCGGCGAGTCCGGCCCCGACCGCGGCGAATGGATCAGGCCCTTCGCGAGGAAAGAAGGCGGCCCGGAATGATTCGCGGGACATATCAAGACGTCCCGATCCTGGATGGCGAGTTCTCGCATCGGGCTGGAATGGAGCCCGGGCGCGGATGGTGTCGAGTCCTCCTGTCAGATCTTGGCGGGTCTCTCCCGAAATCGGCCAAGCTCCAAATGATGAAGGCCTTCTATCTCCGCGCGAGGGAAAAGGACAACACCAAGGCAGAGATTCAGAAGTCCTGGGAGCCCACGCTGAAGTATTCCAAAGGAGAGACCGTAGCCGAGGAAAGGCCCAGTGTCGAAAATCCGCCGCCATCGACGAAGCTCCGTGGGCCATTCGGCGATCTCAGATTTCTACTTGAAAGCACAAACCAGATCGCCGAAACGTCGTGGGTGACGCTGAAGAATATCTTCTGGACCGAAGCCGTCATCGAAGACGTCAGCGCGGTCGACTCCAGCGTGGCGATCGTGAAGATCGAGCTCGCCGACGAACGCATCATCTGGGGGATGGGCGGCTACGTCTTCGGGGACTACAACCGCACCGTCAACGCCCTGGAGGAATCAGCCTGGGGCGACCTTTTGGTCTGGGATCCACAAACTCTCAAATTGACAAACACGAAGGACATGGATGAAGCACTGACGGGGGGAGATCCATGGCGTCCTCTTCTTGATCCGGAATCGATCATGAAGAACATCGGCCCCAAGAAGAAAAGCTTGCCATGGTCCCTGAGGGCTTTGGTCGACAAGTTCTTTCAGCAACTCCCGGGCCCGCCGAAGCTCGAGATCATCTCCAAGAACATCGACGGCAAAGTGCCGTACAACCTGAAGTACGGTGGCGGGTTGCTGGCAAAGAAGGCCATTGACGATCTTTTCCAGAGGTATGATCTCGTCCTTTGTCCCACGTATGATGGCTCCCTGTTCTCGCTTTACGACAGGGTCCAGAGCCAGAAGCCGGCCGGGAGATCCCAGTTCAGCGGCAGCGAAGACGCGATCCCGGAAGAATACAGGCAGGAAGGATACGTCGCCGAGAAGTCGATCACGCTCGACCTCGAGCCGTTGTCCGTGGAGATCATCGGCGAGCGCGTCGTCGAAGAAGTCCAGTGCCCGAATTGGATCAATGTTGTGAAGGATGTCGGCTACATCGAGAAGAAGAATGGGCTTCTCGGTCGGCAGGGACAGTGGATCCCAGCGAATACGTTCATGGACGCCCACGGCATCGACAATGTGCGCGCCCGTAGAGCCGTCATCGCCAACTGGGACAAGGACGAATCCTCCGCGTTCGAGGAAGTCGTCCCGAAAACCATCAGCGATGAGATCCGGAAGCAGATCATCAGCAGCCTCCACGCCCACCTCTTCAAGAGCTACATGGTCAATGGCGCGTTCAGAAAGTTCCTGCCCATGCAACTGGAAAGGGCTGAAGGGGCAAGCCACGCCCTGAACTTCGGCAACATGTCGCTCCCGCGCGGCGCCGCGTTCTTTTCGGACGCATGGACGCCCACGCAGGAGCGGAGGCCGGGGAGAAAGGCACTGTTCGGAAACAGGAGCCTCATGTACATCGACGAGACCGATCTCGCAATGGTCGATGCCAAGAAAGGGGTGGTCACGTTCAAGGAGGTGATGGGGACTCTCGTGTACTCGCCCACGTATGCGTTCAAGGCCCTCGGGGACGGACACGATCTGGACTGGCTGCTGCGCGCGATCGAGAACTACAAGGAAGACGCCCTGGCGCTTTCAACAAAAATCCAAGAAGTGATAGACGGCGTCATCTACAGGGGTGGCGACAAGGAGTCGAAGATCTTCACGGACTCGACCTACGAAATCAGGAAATTGATGCTTGAGTTCTTCAAGGGGAAGCGCGTTTTCATCAACGTCGATTCCATCCCGCTGTCTTACGATCCCAAGACGTTCGCGAAGCTTGCCGAAGACATCGCACCCGTCAGGGTCGAAAAGGTGGCGTTGCCCGATGGCGGCGAAGGCGATCGCGAAGTCCTCAACCTCACGGAATGCACCGTCATCGAGCCCAGGATCATCGGCATCTGGTCGTGGTATCGCAGCTACGGCCGCAGCGACGACTACTACCGCTATCGCGCCGGTTCATTCCCCGAGGCCCCGGCCTTCCCCATCAAGGTCAAGGGCTTGACCCAGTTCATCGCCATAAACGGCGCCACGAACAAGAAGGCCCTGGACACGCTTTCGGAGATGCAGGCCCAGCAGTATCTCAGCAAGGCCGAGAAGCCGATTGCCGGGGGCCAGTTCAACTTCATCGGATTCTGGCCGCTGACGGTGTGCGGGACCCGTCCGGAGGTTGTGTTCAAGCTCTCGCTCCAGGATCCTCCTGAAGCCACGACCATCTCAAGCGTGAATCGCTTCATGCACGGGATCGAAGGCCGGCCTCCGGCTGTCGCGACTCAGTCCGCGCACATGAAGCCGTTTCCGCGGGAAGGAGGGGCGCAGTAATGCCGTCCTCCAAGGGCACCCGTTATCCCGACAACGAACTCGATGCCGCGCTTCATCCCATCAGGGAGACGTCATCGGATCCGTTCGCCGGCCCAGAACTCGTGCAGTCCGACGGCTGGAACATCTCGCGGTTCGTCGACATCGGCTACGTCAGCAAGACCGGCGAACGGTCGTGGATGCGCGAGAAGGAATGGAACTTCAGGCCCAAGTTCGGTGGATTCGTCATCGACCAGGTCAACTACCGGCACTTCGCCGAGCCCGGCAAGCAGGCATTCGAAGCGAGATGGCTGACGCGCGGAGTCGACACCGTTGCGTCGGATCGGGCTGAAGAACCGGAATCGGACGCCGCGCTGTCATGGGACGTCCCTTCCGACACCGTTGGATTCGAGATGTCCATTGTGTCGGACTTCTATGAGCCGCACAAAGGATATCCATCGTGGCAACCATCGTCGATGGACGGGCTCAATCGCTCCAGCCTCGTCATCTCGCGCCGGCCACTTGCCGATGACGACAAGGGCTTCGATTTCCCGCGCCGGTACTTCTCCAGGATCAACGACCTCATGGTTCCACAGTCCACGCAAAGTGTGCCGCTGAAGCGGATGCGGTTCACTGGTGATGGCGCATTCGCTGGAACGCCGCAATCAGACGGACAGACCATCAACTCGTCGCTGGCCGTTGAAGACGTCGACGAATTCGGTGTCGCGCTCAGCGATGGGATCGAACGCAGCCCCGGCTACGGCGCGATTGATGGCGATCTCGAGACCTACGCGGACGGCATCTGGAAGACGTGCCTGAACATCACCGCTGACGATCGGCCACTCAAGCGATATCTGAAGCAGGAAAACGAGCATCAAGACGGACCAGATTCCGAAGGTTATTCCGCCCATTTCTACATCCCCGGCTATCTCTCCATCGAAGGTGGAATGCAGGGCAAAGACAAGCCCTCCACGGAATCCTACTTCCAGGGCGGGTGGCTTTACGAAGGCTATCTAGACTTCCTCGGCCAGATCAACGACATCATCGGCATCGACGCCAGGGAATGCGAGGACGCCGGGCTTCCGCGGTGGCGCAATCGCTTTAACCAGCCCGTGGGGATCCCGTACCTTCGCCACGACGCCCACTTCCAGAAGTCAGGGGATTCGAAGTGCGTGCCCATCGGCAAGCGCATGAGCGGCCGCATCTACTTCACCGAGCCCGTCCAATGCCCGAACGTCGGAGGAAGGACTCCGACCGCAGGATTCCCTCCGACAGTCGTCCTTGGTGGCAGCCTTCCCGCCGTCGCCACGGAAAGTGCCAAGCAGAAGGAAGCCGCGGCGACGTCGACGCCGATTTGCGGGGAGATGATCTTCGACACCAACCTCAAGGATCACGAGACCCGGATCGGCCACGAGTGCGGCGAATGGCGTCCGATGATCATGTCTACTGGCCCTGGAGGAGGGGGGAGCGACATCACGTCGTTTAGCTGGCACCACAATCCCGGCAGCTATTCCGGATCCGGAGGCGGCGCATCTGGAGCTCCGGCGCCGGCCCCTGGAAAGTATGACGGGACGAAGCCGCCTTCGAACACGAATCGTCCTCCCATGCCGCCGCCGCCACCTCATACTCCCGGACAACTGCGGGAATTCGGGACTCACATTTGGGACTCCATCAACAACAAATGGGTCTGGGTTCCCAATCCGGAGCGTCCATGAACAGCCCTGAAATCGCCATCGAAGAATGCACGCTGTCAAGCCCTGCGACCCAACAGGTCCAGTGGGGCTGGGCGCCGCCTCAGTCCCCCGGCGGCACGCAGAGGGTCAACGTCTTCGATTACGTCGAAGGCAAGGACACGATGGGGACGGGGACGTTCTCGAAGCCCGTGGGCTACGGCTCCGTCAGGATCGAGCACTGGATCAAGGTTTCCGAAATCATTCCTCCCGGCGAGTTCCTCGAGCTCCAGATCCTCATCGCCGAGTTCGAAAATGACGGCCCGCCGCAGGAGTTCATCGGCAGGGCCTTCCTGTTCGACTCCACGAACATCGACAACAAGATCTTCAAGAGGCTGGTCACCACCTTCAGACATCTTGACGATTCCTCCGGCCGAGCCTATACCCTTTATGTGGTGAGGAAGAATTCGTCCATTTTTACTCCGATGGCGAAGGGCGTCGAAATCTGGTCCCTTCGCCACGCATTTGCCTTTAAGCCGGAATGAAAGCCCTGCGTCCGATCAGGCACGAGGAGATCCAGGCGGGGGAGTTCGTCTACCTCCTGACCGACGTGCAGTTCGGCCACGACGGCATCAAGAACCTCCGTCACTACATCCCCCTCGAGCAGACGCAGTGGCACTTCTACCAGGCCGTGAGCGGTCACGTCATGGACACCGTCTTCGACGCGGTCCCGCATCGGCTGACGACGCGCGTCACCGCCGTGAACGGCGGCGCGAAGCAGTCGAAGATCCGGAAGACGTTCATCCTCCCCGACGACTTCGGCCGCTTTCCCGCGGACGCTCTCATCTTCAAAGTCAGGCGCTCGGCGGCGACCCCCGTCAGCTTCCTCGCGACCCTGTACCACGGCAGCGTCACCGATCCCGCCATCAACGGCATCAGCATCTTTCCCACCATCGCGACTCCCGATTACGAGCTCAAGCTGTTGACGCCATCCCACACCTACTACCCAGGCGACTTCGCCACCCTCGAGCTCGAATCCAACACGAACGCCACCGGCCAATGGCTGGAGATCTCCGACATCGAGCTTGCGTACAAGACCGCAAGAGGTAACATCTGATGGTGGACCAGAGACACGTTGACGCCCTGATCGATCGCCTGGAGCAGGAGACCCCCACTTCAGGCCTCGTTGCCGGCAACAAGTTCCTCTATCCCAAGCCCCAGGGCTGGCATCAGATGGCGCTCGAAGGCGTGGCCCTCGTGGAGGCGCTGCTGTCGATCTCGAAAGTCAGGCCGCAGACCGCCGACTACATCGCCACCGTCAACGACTTCTTCATCCCCGTGGACGCCACGGCTGGGAACGTCACGATCACGATCCCGAAGGCCGTCGACGAGCCGGGGCGGCAGTACGCCATCATGAAGATGGACGCCTCGGCCAATTACGTCAGGATCCAGAATGCCACCGACACCATCAACGGCGCCGCCTACAAGGACCTGGTGTCGCAGTATCGTTCGGTCTGGATCGACAACGACGGCACCACGAAGTGGTTCACGCCATCCGAATACCTGGGCCCCACCGCCTTTCTTCGCGGCAACCTGACGATCGTCGACGGAACCTACGGCAACGACGCCACGGGCGCCCGAGAAGACACGACACGCCCATTCCAAACCATCCAGGCCGCGCTTGCGGCTTCGATCTCCGGGGATGCGGTTCTGGTGATGCCTGGAATCTATACGCCTCCAGTGGGCGGGCTTGTGATTCCAACAGGTATTTCACTTCGTGGAGTCTCCGAAGCCGTCTGTCGGATCAAGCTCCTGAACGTCACGGCCGACACAACCCTTGTCACGATGGGTGAGAACTCGTACATCCAGGACTTCGAGCTCGAACTCACCTCTGCCGGGCATTACACGCTGACGGGGATCAAGTTCGGCGGCACCACAAATCTGACCGCAGAGGTGGATCACGTCGATCTCGAAATCGACAACTCCGGCGCCGGGCCCGGCGCTTCGAACGTCACCGGGATCCTCGTCCAATGCACGGGCATGCCCGCACGCGAAGTCAATGCCATCCACGCCAGTTCAGTCACCGTGAATTCAACAGGAAGCGGAGTCAAGCGGGCCCTGCTCCAGAACGTCTCCGCTTCCAACTTCTTCGTCAGGGACTGCAACTGGGTCGTCCACGGCGGAATCGATGCCATCGCCATAGAGACCAACTTCGCCGGCTGCCTCCTCGGGGCCGTCACGGGCGTTGCCGATGGAGATCTCGCTGACGTGTCCAGGACCCTGGGGAACATGGAGCTGGGCCAGATCGATCTCATCCATTCCAACGCAAATGGCTATGGGTTCACGGCGACACAGATCTCGTTCTCCATCGTCTGGGCGGATCCCGGCGGCTCGCCTTCGAATGCCACGAGATTCTACCGTCCCGGTTCTGCCGCGGTCACGGCGACCGAGATCAAGCTTAACGTTCCGCGAAAATGCGTTATCAAGAAACTGCACGCCCGCAGCCAGACGCCCCCAGGAGTCGGCAAGACCGACACCTGGACCGTGAGAAAGAACGGAGTCGACACCACCCTTACGGTGAGCCTGACAGGACTGAACACGCTGGCGTCGATCGATGCCGTGAGCGCAAGCTTCGCCGCCAACGACGACGTCTCGCTCAAGCTTCAAACCGCTGTGTCAACAGGATGTTCCGATACCGTGTGCGTCGTGGAGACCTACTGAAATGGCAACCTACAAGTACGATTACGACTGCACCGAGTTGTGCATGGCCGCCATGGGGGCGTGCGAGAAGGTTGTCCGTGTCTACAAAGACGGAGACAGACTCTCCGCAATTACAACCTCCGAAGACCTCACGACCGAGGAAAAGGTTGCCGTCGAAACCGCCATGAACGCCATCCATCGTCGTCTTGAAAAGGAATAGGAGCGCACCATGGACGCAGAACTGAGAGAGGCGATCGGGGTCTTGCATTCGAAGATCGATTCCCTCTCTGTCGACATCAGGGATCACATGGTCTCGGACATGAAGACCGTGACCGAGATCCATGTCTGCATGGGCGCGCACAAGGAAACCCTTCGTGGCCACCTCGACGACCACAAGGAGACGCAGAAGTGGTGGATGGCCATCTGGGGCGCTGTCATCGTCACCTTCCTCATCGGCGCCTGGAATTGGTTTAAGGGCGTGCCGAAGTAGACGTGGTCCAGTCAAAAGCGTTTTTCATGTGGGATCTGTTGATTTCTTTTTCAGGAGGAATGAGATGAGGCGATTCATGGCGGTCGTGGTGTTTGTCATGTTGGTTCCCTTTCTCACGGGATGCTTCGCGTCGACGTCGAAGAACACGGTGACGGATGGCGACAGGGCGCTGGCGCACCAGAACGAGGAGGCGGCGAAGCGCATCCAGGCCGATGCCACCGTCCCCGACAAGGCGAAGGCTGCCGCCAAGGACATCGAGCTCAACAGCGCCAAGCAGAAGGAAAACTGGGGGCCGCCCAAGGATCCGGCACGTCTCCAGCCCTACAGCCCCGAGACATCGGACGAGGAACGAAAGAAGTCTGAAGCCGAGCACAAGAAACAGGCTACCACCTTCGGAGGCATGGCGTTTGCGATCGGAGCCGGTCTCACCCTGCTGGGTGCTGCACTTCGAAGCGGCAGCCTCGGGGCGATCCCGTTCGTAGGACCCATCATCAGCAAGATCTCACCCCGACTCGGCAATGGCGCCGCCAAGAACGAAGCCGTGCTCGTAAGCCTTCAGGTTGCGGTGGATCAGGGGAGGGACTGGTTGGACAAGATCCAGGGCTACGCCATCGACAAGATCCAGAAGTCAGGTCTTCCCGATGGCCTGAAGCAGGAACTCTCCGCGGCGATTCCCAGCGGTGACGGCCTGAAGGAGATCATCAGGAAGGTCATGGCCGACAAGGGTCTCCTTGACGCCAACTCCCGCATCTACGACAAGAACGACACCGGGGTGGTCTGATCCTGCAGGAGCCCTTGAAAAGGATCGGGGTCCGTAGGCTCCCACGACCGTCCTTCCACGGTTGTGTACCCGGACACGTTTTGTGCCCGGGCGGGCCCCGATCCCCCTCGGGGTAGACGACATGGATCCAAGGCTCAACCTTGTCACCTTCGCCTCAGGGTTGTACGAGGAGATGCTAAACCACTGGCTGCGGTCCGTGCCGGCCGACTGCTGCCCCGTGATCCGGCTGTTCAGCGCAGGCCCTGCTGTTTACGCCCAGGGTGCCTGGCACAAGATCATGGAGAAAAAACTCGACCTTGTCCTGAGTCAGATTATGCAACAGCAGGAGGGGTCGATCTTTGTGATGAGCGACGTCGATATCCAGTTCTTCCATCCGATCGCGGACGACATCCGGACCCTGATGCAAAATTACGACGTCCTCTTCCAGCACGACCGCAGATCGTGGCACGCTCCCGTCCTTGAATGGCTCTGCGCCGGCTTCATGGTCATCCGCGCCGTGCCCGCATCGTGGCACCTGTTCGACAGGGCGCGGTTGTATCTGCGCTACAAAGACGACCCGGCCGTGGACGATCAGGGTGCGCTGCGGGTCGTGACGGCAGACGAGCATGAGGCAAAGATGGGGATCTTGCCTTCTCGCTACTGGACGCACGGCTCGCCATGGACTCCTGGTATGGACCTCGACCCTCCCGGTGACATCGCGATGCACCACGCGAATTGGATTATCGGAAACGACACGAAGCTTGCGCAGCTACGGGAGGTTCGTGGAATCATGGACAGGAGACACCATGCCTGAACCCGCGATTTCGATCTTCACGCCAACCCTCGGCCGGTCGTCCCTGCTGCAGCTCGCGAAGGATCTGCTGCCCCAGCTTGGCGATCGCGACGAATGGATTCTCGTGGGGGATGCGCCGTCGCCGGCCATCAGGGAGACGGTGGCGGCATTTGGGCGTGACAACGTCAGGTACTTCGAGATGGAACCGATCCGGCGTTGGGGGTACCCACAGCGCGAGTATGCGATCTCGAAGGCCAAGGGCACCCACATCTGGGGTGTCGACGATGACGACAGGGTGGCGCCGTGGGCACTGGCGACGATCCGCAGCAAGATCATGCAGCATCCCGGCCGGCCATTCATGTTCAGGGTGATCTACATCGGCGGGATTCCGATTTGGCGTGATGGGGATCCGAAGCTTCGGGAGGGGAATGTCGCCAACCAGAACTTCGTCGCACCGAACGTGCCCGGGCGCCTGGGACAGTGGGGAAGACGGTACTGCGGTGACTTCGACTTCATCGCCTCCACGTCGGTCCATTACCCTGAAGAAGGCGGGAAATCAATCGTCTGGTGCCCGGAGGTCGTGTTGATGCAGGGGATCGCCACAGAGCCCGAGAGCTACAAACAGTCCGTGGCATCCTGGGTCTGGACAGAAGACCTCTGGCTGAAGTCAGCCGGGGGGCTCACTTCGGGAAGCGCTTGAGCGCGAGGAAGATCGCATCCTCAACGGCCATGGTCTTGATCTTGCCCAGGCACCAGTTGTCGGTCTTCCCCTCCGGCCCCTCACGCCGGCGGCCGCACAGGGACTCGCAGTTGGGCGCGCACTTCTCGAAGGAGTAGACCGGGGTCGTGTTCCAGTACCCCCTGGCATACCACTTCTTGGGTCCGAAGAGGACCACCTGTGGGGTGCCAACCGCGGCGGCAAGGTGGAAGCCCCCCGAGTCATTCCCCAGGAAGAGGTCGCATTCGGACATGATCGCCGCCGATTCCCTGATCGAGCACTTGTTGACGAAGCAGGCCCTGGTGTTGTTGAGCAGGCTGGGGCTGCCACCTTCGGATCCCATCTCGACGAAGGAGATGGTCTCGAGCTCATCTATCACCCTTTGGAAGTTGCCCTGCGCCCACTTCCTGGACTCCCACATCGCCCGGGTGTCGATGGCGACGACCGGCATGGGGATGCCCTGAAGCTTCTCCTCGGCGCGCGCGATCTCCTCCGGCGTCAGGAACACCTCCGGCGTGTCATCCACCAGGGGGTCCATCCCCAGCTGCTTGGCAAACGATTGGGCGATGTTCCCGATGTCCTCGTTCATGTGCACCTCGAGCTCGAACCTACCCTCATCGGTGATGCCGATGTTGACGTGGGGGTTGTTCTCCACGAGCTCGCGGCGGTGGAGCTCCGGCCTGATCATTTCCTGTGGCCGCTGGCGTTTGAGCTCGCGGATGACAGCGGTCATGGCGAGTTCATCCCCCAGGGCGTTAAACTTGGGTCTGACTCTCATATACCCTCCACTTTCACTTCCACGCCTTCCTCCTTCCACGGACCCTCGGATGGGTGGATTGTACGCTGTGGGACATTCCAGGTCACGTACTTGGGGCTGTCGTCGTAGATGACCCCCCTCCAGGTCAGCATGTTGGGGTCAGAGGTCCTCCCCTTGAAGAACTTGCACTTGAGGACGTCGATGAACGGCTTAAGGCCGGCCACGAGGTTGTCCCAGTCGAGGGATCGATTCCTGAAGACCTTGAGGGTAATCGCCCTTGGACGGTGCGGAGAATCGACCAGGATGGCCCTAGGAACGATCGCTTGGAATTGTATGGCCCAAACCTCTCGTGCCTTCTTTTCCTTCGAGTAGCGGGCTTGCCAGCGCATCCTGCGCCCCTTGTTGTCGCTCGTGATCCTTCCGGCGATGAAAAAGACGTGCTCGCTCACATACCCCTCCTTTCCAAGCATACGGCTCCGAACCGAGCCGCGCATCGACTTTGCATCGACTTTGCGCAGGATCGTAACAGAATTACTTGAGAAAACGCTCCGCACTTTCCGATTCAGGATGGGCTCGGTCGGAGTCGAAAAATTCGACTCCATCCTGTTTCGGAAGTCGACTGTCTTTCTCTCAACGAATTCTGTTATCGTTCTGCGCAAAGTCGTTACAATCCTGCGCAACCTACGCCTTGGAGACTTCTGCCGCCACTTCGGCTTTGACGTCATCGGGGATGGCCGGCGTCGACGACGGCACGAACACGCAGTCGTACATGATCCGGCGCCCGAACTCGCCACCGTACTTCACGATGAAGTCGGCGCCGTCGTAGGGGGTGATGATCCTGGAGTCGATCGCCCACCGCATGAACTGCTTCCCGCGGACGCTCATCTTGAACCGCCGCGACAGATCCTGCTCGATCAGGCCCATGAGCTGGAGCACGCCCGCGATGGTCTTGCCCCCGTTCTCATCCTTCGGCGACAGCGCATTGAACTCGACGAGATTGTAGTACGGCACCAGGATCGCCATCAGCACCGCGTCCTTCCAGCACGGCAACCGCTCCAAACCCGACTTCAGCTCCTCGTTGGACAGCACCGGAAACTTGTTGGCATCCACGGCATTCTCCCTTCCAAAAAATCGATCACAAAGAAAACGTAGGTCCCGCGTCCTCATTCATTTTGTTCTTCTCCCCCCACACCACAGCAACCCTCATGCTCACCCACTTCAGCCGGCAGCACCCGCACACCGCCGAGGTGACTGACGTCTTCTTCATGGGTCCGCACCGGTTTGGGCACATCCCCTCCGACAGCCGTTGATCCTGGCGCCTGTCCTTCTCATTGGCGACATCAAAGAACGGGTGATCGGGATCGTGGTGCTGGCAGCGTCCTGTGTTCTTCGTCATGGTTCATTCCCATGCGACGTCGATGCTGGCGTTGCCGGCGTTCTTGATCCTGGCTTTGACCACCGTCCTGCCGTTGATCTTGACGTGGCCGGTGTTGAGGTTCACCGATACCAATGATCCACGATGGAATGGGATAGGCTTCTCCGGCGTAAATGTCAAGGTCCTGGTGGCCGCACTTTGCTCGAGGCTGCGGTAGAAGTGAACGGCTGTGATGAACCCTTTCTTCTTGATCTTCATCCGATGATCCTCCGGTTTCGTTAGCGGCATTATTTCCTCCTGCGCGTAAAGAGCTCACTGGCCGCGGTCCGGAACGCCGCAGCCGCATCCTTCTTGTTGTGTGGCTGCCTGGAGTAAGCACGCTTCGCGTGCCTATAGAAGCCGTTCCCGTACTTCGCCTTTGTCATGCGCCGGATGATCCTGGTCTTCCTCGCGTTCATGGTTCCTCCTTTAAGAAATTGTTTTGGCACACAGCCCAAGCCCCCGAGTCGGGGCGCGGGGCTATCTGGTTCGGTAACAATACAGGTTGTTCGCCCCGCTTTCTACCGTTTCTGGTCGCCCCGGCTGGGAGGCTTTCGTTCCCCACCTCAAGAGCGAGGCTAGAGAAAGTCAGCATATCTCAAGTCTTGCGATTCCACCCCACGGCGATCCACACGACCATCAGCACAAGGCATACGCCGAAACATACCAACCCAAAGTACGTTTCCAATTCATGCGCTTTCCACCATGCGTCAAGCATAAATCCTCACTTACGAGTCAGAACCCCAATTCAGTTTATCGCCTCCGCATCGGTCGCGTGTTCCGTGACAGCCTCCGAGTCACCGCGCCGATGCGGGAGGCGTTGTCTTCGAGTTATTTTCCAAGTCATCCACATAAGCTATCAACGGGAACATGTATTCATGGCACGGCTCAAGGCAGACTGCAACCATCCCGGTGAGCCGCCCCTTCAGGTGATCCCGAAGTGATTTCTTAAAGGCATCGTAAATAAGCTGCTTCTCTTTTTCGTACTCGCCCGTCCATTTAACCCCCTCCGTGCAGTACCACTTGTGCGGTCTTCCATCGCCTCCACACTTGAAGAAATCCACCCGAACCATGCTGTCGTCGTCAATGAATCCCATTTCGGACCCCTTTCTTCGACTTATTTTTCAGAGACAGCCATACTGCTTAGCCATTGCGTCCGCAATCCCCCGGTACGTCTTGGACCTGTTCTTCGCCCTGTCCGGTGACGGCCCAAGCTTGTTCTGGCCGCTCGGCGTCTGGTTATCCCAATGCCCGCATGAAGGCTTCTCAATGACGTTCGTCGGCTTCAGCTTCGGTAGATTCTTGAGCCACAAGCACGTTGCCTTTGACTCTGGATGACCGAACATCCACGGCTGGATGATTTGATCCGGCTTGCGAATCCTGGTGCTGATGATGGACACGGGATTCTCAAGGCAGATACGCGGGATCGGCGCATCAAGAAGCATTCGCACAAACTCCAACGCTTCAAGCTGTTTCTCCAGCTTCTGGCTGAAGTACCTCGCCCCGCTTACGGCCAAGTGCGTACAGGGCGGGTGGGCAATCATCAAGTCCCAACCTTTGTCAATAACCCTAAAAACATCCTCTTGGTAGTGATGCCCCGGAATCTCCGTAGCCAGCAAGTCGCATGAGTATGCTTCATGCCCAATTATGCGAAACGCCTCCCGAACGATCCCGCTGAACTCGCACGCCACCAGGACTCTCACGGTGTCCTCGTTTTATCTTACGATGACTCCATAAACGCTTTCACGAATTCCGCCGCGAGCGGCGGGACGATTGCATTGCCCGCGCCCCGGAGGAGGCCCACTCTGCCGGGAACATTGACGGCCAGCGGGAAACAGTTCGTGGCTACGATTGCACCCTTACCAGCCTTGTACCGTGCGGCGTCCCTGACTTTCGCCTCCTCACCAAAAACGGATCGCCATGTCTTTTCCACCTCTGGAAATGCCTCTGACACATCCCGTGCTTCCTGGACTTGTTGGAGCAATGAGCGCACTTCCTTTCCATCCTGTTGTGCAATCCAAGATGACAACGAATGCAGAGGGTTTTTAGGTTCTCCGGTCCCTGGTCTCTCCAATTCCCGTTGATATGATGAACGTGAAGGCGATGCGTTGAACCACAGGATTCGCATTGTGGCTTCACGCAGGAATGAGAAATCCTTCTTTGGGCCGACGCGCTCTGGCTCCGTATCCCGCGAGAGTTGGCACAGCGCAAGGAGCAATATTTCCGGCTCTTGAATCTCGAATTGTCTTCCAGCGTTCCATTGTAGCGATGTCTTTGCAACAGAACACCACACCTCCCGCAGCGCTTTATCGGTGTCGGGGTTGGCTTTCTTCCCATAAATCACCTCTTTGATTTTAGAAACGACCTCAATCCAGCCAGCCCCCATGATACCGGAAATCCCATCAAATGTAAACTGAAAAACGGATTCAGCCGGTATACGTCGCCTGACCCCGTCCCGGCAGGGCCACCAGACGCAGGGGCCGTTCCAACCTGGTGCGCGACTCGCGGAAGCTGGTCCAGCCGTATCCTCTCTGTCCCGTCTGGGTTCGTCCCCTTCGTGTCCATCCCCGGCGTGTCCTTCCAGTCCCGACTTGAAGCGGTCGGCCAGCCGGCCAGATGCGTCGCATCCGCCAGCGATGTCTGTACTCCCCCCTCCTTCATGCACTTTGGGTCTTTGCTGTTCTTCGTGTTCTTGTTTGCGTTCGGCGTCGGCCACCCTGCCAACTTCGCTTCTGCACCCAATCCGCTGGTGCAGTACGCTCCACGATTGGGGTTCCTTTTCAGGAATGTCTCCGATTTCTCCCTGCCGCCGTCCACTCTCGGAGTGTGCCACCCAGTAAAGTCTCTGCCTGATGTGCGGTGCCCCGACGCTGTGTGCGCCCAATACTGCCGCCCCGCAGGAGTAATCTTCTCCTTCCAGGTCTGCGAATACTCCATCGAGCCACCCATACGCAATAGCTGCTGCAACTTGTTCACCAAAGACAGTTCCAGGGTGGCACTCTTTGATGAGCTTGAAAAAAGCGGGCCATAGGTGACGCTCATCGGCTTCGCCTTTGCCCTTGCCTGCGGTGCTGAAGGGCTGGCAGGGGCAGGAGCCGGTCCAAGCTTTGTCTTCCCATCCCGCGAGTTTGAGGGCGAGACTCCAGCCGCCGATCCCGGCGAAGAAGTGACATTGATCGTAGGATCGAAGGTCTTCTGCTCGTACTTCCGTGATGCTTCTGCCATCTACATCTCCCTCTGGGATCAACCCGTCCTTGATGAGTTCGCGCAACCAAGCGCAACAGGATTTATCGTTGTCGTTGTAGTAGTTCATTTTCGCAGATCAAATCTTCTTACGTTTCGGACCCAGCACGCCATTGACCACGGCTTTGCACAGAGGGCAGCCCCACTCCCTGCATCCAGCCCTCGACGGACGCTCGCGGTAGGTCTGACAATTCGCGCCATAGTCCCGTCCATGATTAGCCGGACTACGCCCACAATTCGCGCACGACCGTTTCACGTTTCCCTCCGTATTTGGTCTGCATACCGCAATAGAAACTCCCTCGGGGTTAGCTTCGCCCTCGATGGACGCTCTTTGTAGAACGGGCAGAAGCATCTCCCGTGATTGTACACGCACTGGCCGTACTGGTGCGCGGCACGTTGGTGTCCGCAATTCGCGCACGACCGTTTCTTCCGGCTCACTTGGCACCTCGACTCAGCACGCGCCACTCTGACGGTGCCATGCAGCATCTCTTGTGGTGGGGGTATCCCACGCCACTTTTACATAGCCCAAGCAACCCTCGCTTGCTAATGCAGATGCAACACTCTTGCGCTTTTCTACGCTTCGTGCTTTTCACTTGCTTCCTCCTGCGTCAGACTTTTTCTTCGATGACTTCATGGCTTTTTTCAGCGCGATCCTGAAGTAGTCCCTCTCTTCCGTAACGATCTGGAGCTTCGCCTCCAGTAGTTCCATCTCATCCTTCAGGTTGTAGTATTGACGCAACAGATCGTCCACGTCGCAACCTTTACCGTCTGTGCTCATCGCGCTCCTCCGTCAAAACTACGCCTCGGTGACTTCTTCACGGCGTCTCCTTTGAGTTTATCTCGGACTCCCCCGTGATCGTCTTCGTGTTGTATCCGTCGTCCAAAAGCAACCACTCCAGACTTACCTCGAAGGTGCGAATGAGCAGATGGCTTTCGTCATCAATCGGTAACGGCTTCAATTCCCTTGCCCAATTGATAAAGAACATATTCAACTCAAACGTGGCGTGTACGTCGTAGTTGTCTGAATCAAGGGGCCTCTCCTCCAGAAGTTCCCTTCCTGCCGTGAGAACAGCCTTGAACCATAGGATAGTCTCTTCAGGCTCCATCGGTGCCTCCAATGATCGCCCTGGCCGCGTCGGTGTTGCGGTGGCCTGCGAGCAAATCCACGCACCCGATCTGGATATTCCACGCATCGCGCCTTGCTCTTATTTCTTGGCACAGACAAGCCACCGCCTTGAGCGCGTCGGCGGCTGTCGGGCGGTTCATGATTTCCCTGCCACGGGCCGCGTTTTCCTCGCAACTCGTATCGCAGGACGAACTTGGATCGCCGCAAACATGTTTCACGTTAGAACTAGTCTGCGCCTCGGCCTTGGCGATGGTCCACGCCTTGTACAGGGCCTCCATCTTGTCCCACGCCGCCGTGTGCGCCTCACCAGCCGCGTTGTAAGCGGCCAGCGCCGGG